TTACAACGCGGGGTCTAGAGGTGATGTTGTCATAACGCTGGCATTACTTGCAAAAAGAGCCTCTGCGCGCCCTCCGGCTCCCACGTCGGCAGAGGGCATCCAGCGACCATAAACCTTGGCGATCATGGTCCAGTCTTTGTGACCCATTTGCTGAGCAACCCACATCGGATTTTCGCCAGCGCTGAGCATCATCGAGGCGTATGTGTGTCGGCTCTGGTAAGGGCGCCGCCACCGTACGCCCGCTTTTTTCATTGCGGGAACCCAAATCACTCGGTAGATGTAGCCGGCATGTCGCCATGGTTCGCCAGTGATGGTGTTCAGGAACACATGCTTTCCGGCCAGAAAGGTCAGTTCCTTTTGCTTGAGCAGTGCCTCTCTTGCAGGGCCAAGCAGCTTAACCGTTCTCCTGCTAGATGCGGTTTTGGTCGACTCGGGAACCTTGGCCGCCCTGGTCTTGGCCCGAACTATTCGGATTTCCCCAGCGATCCAATCAATATCCCCCCACTCCAGCGCGATTAGCTCACTAGGACGAAGGCCCGTCCAGAACGCGAACTGCAGCTGAGCCCACGTCTCCCCCCGCGCCGCCCTGAGCAGCGCCTCCTGCTCCTCCCGGGTGAACGGGTCTACGTCATCCTCCTCCTTGATCTCCTCCCGATTCTTGTATGCCCATCCCGAAAGCGGGTTGCTCTCAATGATTTCGTCCTCTACTGCGTCATTGAGCGCCGACCGAAAGCAGGTCTGAACTGTGGTCAGCCTACTGTTCGAAACCTGGTAATCGGACAACTGATCCTTGATTACCTTCTTGTTGAGCTCTCCGAGCGACAGATCCCCAAACATTGGCTTGAGTATCGATCTGATGATTGACCGGTATAGGGCCGTGGTGCTCGATTTGAAGGTCTTCGTTTTCCGCTCCAGCCATTCGTCCAGGTAGACGCCGATATTCTGGTTTGAGCTGGCTCTGGCAAACTGGGCGGCGCGCTTTGATCGCGGGAATGTGGCGGCGTAATCGAATGTTCCATTTGATATGGCGTACTCGATTGCCGACTTGTGCTGCTCCGCCTTTTTCAGGTTAGCGGCGGTGGGCTTGAGCTGGACCCGCTCCCGGCACCGGACGCCCTGGTATTGGAATGTGATTTCGATACTACTTGAAGACGCGGGCCTGACGCCTCCCCCATCTCTACCCATGAGTAATACCCCTCAACGTCAATTAGGATTCTTCCGTCTGGCGCCTTGCGCCAAACCATGTGTTTTGGCCATTTGCCGTCGCGGATTTTGGTCCTTATGGCGTCTGGTGTGTACCCAGATTCGCGAGAGAACTGTTCCACGGTCTTGTATCGGACCATGATGGGCCTCCTCAGGCCAAGAAGTGGTGCCCGACCTGCGCCGCCCGGGCGGCTTCCTCGGTGCGGAACATGAGCCGTGTTGTGCTGGTGCTGCCCCAGCTGTTGTATTCGACGTCGACCCACCAGGCGCCGAACTTGCGATACGGCTCGCCGAGGATCTTCGTGACGTAGCAGTCGATCAGGTTCATGCGTTTCTCCACGCCGCCGGTGGCGGCAGGTTGGTGGTCAGGCGGGGATTTTCTCGAGCACCGCGTCGGCGACCTTGAGCGCCGCCTGGGCATCGTCGACGTAAGCTGGATCGAAGCCGCCGGCGTAGTGGATCACCCGTTGGCAGGCGTCCAGTTCTTTGCGAGCCAGGCGGAGGGCCTGAACCAGTTCTTCCTGCATCGCTCCCTCGGCCCGGCCGATATTCCAAAACTCCTGACCCCAGTGATCAGCAGGCGGCGGGTTGCTGTTTTGCTTGCCGCAAGCCATGGCCCCGATGATCGCGTCGCAGAGCAGGCGCTTGTAGATGTTCTCGCCATCCAGGCCCAGGCCACCGCGACGGCGCAGGGTGCTCACGACCTCGTCGACGTTGAGGCCGCTGTCCTTGAGCACGATGTCGAGCTCAGGCTTTTCAGGGGTGTAGATGACTAGAGCCAGCTTGGCTTCCGGCCAGAGATCGGCCGCCAGGCGCTCCAGGCAGTCGTTCACGGTGTGGTGGAATCGTTCTGTTGCGGACATAGTTCATCCTCGCCCGCGCATGTCGGCGGGCTTGAGTAGTAGGGGGGAGGGGTTACTTGATGCGGTCGAAGAAATTGCCGCCGCGACGCTGGTAGGAGAGCCCAGTCCAGCGGGATGCAGCGCTACCGGCCTGCCTGATGTCGACTGCCTCAGCCGCATAGCCAATGTGCAGCACCTCATCGCCGGCAGCGCTGCTGAGCACGATCATGGCTGCCAAAGGCTCGCGCTCGATCTCGTTGCCCTCAATGTGCTGGGCAATGGCTCGAAACCAGTCAGCCAGCTTCTTGCGTTCGGCCTGGTTGGCAGCTACCTGGTTGTTTTGGAGCCGGCGCTTGACCGGGAATTGGAATACTTCGGCGGTCATCGCGGCCCCCTGTAGCTCAGGTAGGCCATGTACATCAGGGGAAGAATCATCGGCATAGCTCCATCGGCACGTTGATGGTTTCGCCACGGGCGTGGTGCACGACGGCCCGGGCTGCAGCTTCTGCCCGGGTATCGCCGGGCTGGCGGTCGAGAGGGTGACCCGACACGCAGGCCAGCCAGGGCCAGCTGTACCCGCGCTCAATCCAGATGCAGTGCTTCTGGATCAGGTGCTCGCCGGTTGCGTCGTCGATGGCCTGACCACCGAGTGGCAGTTGCAGCTGGCCGGCCGCCGGCGGCATCGGGCCGTCCACCAGTTCGACAGCCCAGAGCAGTGCTGAACCGGCAAGGTCGCACGTTGAAACCTTGATCATGCTGGGCATGGGATCAGCTCCTTGGGCACCTGAACGGTATCGCCGAGCTTGGCCTGTGCAATGGCCCGGCACGTTGCGGTCATCGCATTAGGGCCGCCGCCACTTGGGAGCTCCTGCTGTCCGGTTGGTTTGCACACATAGGCGCACCAGTATTCGCCGGTAGGGCTGCGAGTGAAGCCGCTTCCATTGAAGCTGGTTTGAACGTGGTGCTTGTCAATCAGCGGCCCGCCCAGCGCCCAGTCTTCCCACGGGTTGTAGCGTTTGGTGTGCTCGATGGCCTGGCCCCGGTACCGGGCGAACACCCGCCAGGGCACGCCGTTGTACCCGGGAGGCTCCAGGTACACGTCCAGCCCTTCCGCCTTGCCGACTGCCCATCCCAGCGCCTCACCGGCTAGGTCTGCCGTCTTCACTTCGATCAGGTCGGTCATGGCGCCATCTCCTTCACCCAGGCCGCGAATCCCTGCAGGACTGGCTGCACATTCCCGTCTGAAGCCCAGCCAGCGAACCCGATGAAGCCGTCAGGGTTGAATGTGATGGCTTCGCGATTTTCGAAGTAGCTGGCCTTGCAGCGGATCACGGCGTAGCCGTCGCGTACGATCGCGCGCTGGCGGCAGCGAAGGGCACCGTGCATCACGCCGCTAGCAACCATTTGCTCGTTGATCTTGGCGCGCAGGCTCCGCATGTTTTCCGGCGACAGCACGCTGTAGGTGAGGCCTGACTTTGCGAAGAGCTCGCGCGCCTGGTCTCGCGAAATTGCTTCTGTGCTCACAGCTGATACCTCTCATCAATCCAGCGCCCAGGCGCCAGAGCGGGTGTAGGTTCGGGTTGTGTTTCGTGCGGGGAGAGCTGGCGCTGGTTACCGGCCTGCATCTGGCTGTCGGGGATGCAGCTGATGCCGACCCCGTTGAGCAGGTAGCAGGTGACGCCGCGCTGGCTGTCGTGCTGCACGTCGATCACGTTCTCGGTTGCGCTGGCGCCGGTGGCCAGCAGAAGGAGGCAGAGGGCGAGGCGGGTCATGGCTCCACCTCAGCGCCGTCTTTGATTTCCTCAAACCGGTACATCTTGATGACCCGTTCCTCGACGCCGGCGACCTTGATGAACTTGGCCTCATTCACCCACGGGTAGGCATTCGGCTCGCCGTGCTTTCCGCCGCCGCTCATCTCGCAGAAAGCCAGGGCGCGGCCGTCAGGCAGGATGAATGCTTTCACGTCGATGTCGTAGTTCCTTCCCCAGCTGTAGTGGCACCACTCGCGGATGCCGCTGACCTGTTCAGCTTCGTATCGCACTTCGTTGATGGCGTCGTCATGCTCGTTTTCTTCGAAAAGAACCTCGAGCAGCTCGCCAGGTGCCGCAGCCAGGAAGGCCAGATCGACGTCGGTAGACTGCCCATCATCGTCGGTGAACGTGTAGCCGTAGCCGAACTGGAGGCCCTTGCGCATGACAAGCAGCTTGGCCAGCTGGCTTGCGGTGAGGGTGCTCAGGTGCTGGTTGATGTTTGCTTCGAGCATACGACTTCCTTGGCCGCCATATCGCGGCAGTGAATAGAAGGGGGAGGGGTTAGGAGCATTGGTGATGGCCAATAGTCTGATTCAGATCACGAAACAGGCAGGTGCGGTTGCGAACCGCTTCGGTTTGGCTATGGTGGGTTGATGCATACAACTGAAGTCGAAGGAGGACGGCATGAGAATTCGCGGTGATGTTTTTTGGTCTTGGGCTGACCCGACGCTTCACCATAGGACTCATGACGAAACACTCGACGATGGAACGTTCATAGATGTCCAGGTGCGACTGTCGCGAACGGGTAACACGCAGATGTTCATCGGTGTATACGCCCCGAGCGGCTCTGCGCTTCATGAGGAGGCTTTCGAGTCGCGCCCGGGTGAGTCGATGACTAGAGCGCTGGCATGGGGCGTCGGCCGGGCCCGCCGGATTGCTATTGACGGTGCTCCAACTGCCAATCGTCTCGCCGGCTCAAAGTAGAGGGGAGAGGGGTTACAGCCGGGTGGAGTACTTATGTACTCCGAATGTCATGATGGCTTGCAGGTGACGTTCGGCTGGAAAGCAAGACCCTTCACGGCCTCGCTGTAGATGAATTTGATCTGTTCCCACGGGATGGTGTAGCGCTGCGCGTATTCGCCCTCACCGTCGCAGATCTCGCAGCCCTCTAATGGCTCGTCCAGTTCCAGGCATTCGGGGCACTCGCGCGTGACCTCCAGCTTGAACTCGCCAAGCAGCAGGGCTTTGGCTCCGTTCTCGGCAGTGAGTCGCCTAGGCATGAGGCAGTAACCCTCGGGGATCGATACAGCCGGCGCGCCCTGGTGCTGCTCGGCTCTCGCATTCCACAGCTCTACCGCCTTGTCGCGGCCTGGCTGCTCCTCGCCTTCATTCTGCGCCAAGCCCACTGGCCCACGGGCCAGACAGGCTTCATGCGGTCCGGTCAGGCCTTGGCAGATCACCACTGAGGCATCGCTGTCTAGGCGCTCGATGAGGAAGTCCTGCTGGCCACAAAAGGGGCACGGCAGTAGTTCGCTGACCATATCTGTGTTGCTGGATCGGTTTTCTGTGGACATGGGGATAGCTCCTTCCGCTTGCAAAATGGAAGAGGATGGGGTATCGGTACTATGCGCTCACCATATCCACCTCGGTGAGCAGCCATGCACTTCCTCCAGATCCTCAAAATTTTTCTCATCGTCGCCAAGCTCGCGAACGAAGTCGTTCGGCTGTTCGATAACTTCAGGCCGCTGCCATGAGCGCCTCTATCACTCGCTGGCCTGCTAGCGGCGGTACTGCATTGCCGGCCATGTGCATGGTCAGCCGGTGGCTGTTCGGGCGCTGGGTGTCAGCCGGGAACGACATCGCTGCCAAGGCCTCGCTGGCGCTGAGCATCCGCATGCGATCACCGTCGACTAAGGCCCAGCGGTCCAGAGTGGTAATGGTGCCTATCGGCCGGTTGATGTCTCGGCCGGTGGTGCCGGAGCCTTTACCGTAGTAGGGCATGATGAAGCGGTCGCCGAAACGCTGGCGGCCATTGCGCACCCTGTCGAGCGTGGCTTGGGCCCGGCCTGGCTTCTGGATCTGCGACCAGCGCCCGGCGGCAAAGTCGAGGAAACTGGCTGCGGGCACGTGCCGCTCTGGCGGCAGCTGCAGCATCAGCGGCGCCTTGCTGCGGGTCAGAACCATGAACAGGCGCACCCTGTGCTGCGGCACGCCCAGGTCGGCGCAGTCCACGATGTGCGGCGCTGCCTGATATCCCAGCGCCCGAACCGCCTGCAGCCAGGCCGGGTAGAGCACCCAGCCAGTGAACTCCGGCACGTTCTCAATCACTGCGGCCTGCGGCCGGTGAAACTCAAGGGCCGATACCGGCGCCCAGGCCGTGGAGCGCGAAGCGTCATGCTCAGGGTTGCCCGACTTCTTGCCGCGGGCCTTGGCGTGTCCTTGGCAGCAGGGGGAAGCGAGCAGGATGTCGTGTGCGGGAACTCGCTCCCATCGTGCCTGGTGCAAGTCTTGGCAGACGTGCTGCGTGTCGGGGTGGTTGGCGCTGTGCCATTCAACGGCCACCGGCCAGTGGTTTGCCGCCCAGAGAACCTGGACCCCTGCGGCGCGCGCGCCGGTGCTCCATCCGCCGAGGCCGGCGAACAGGTCGATTGCTGTGGTCATGTTGTGGTCCTCGCGTGCAGGCGCCGCCCTCGCCGGGGAGGCGTATTTAAAAAAACAGAGTGGGGCCGCTAGTCAGCAGCTACGGACTAGTGTTTTATGTGATGGCAATCTAATGCCAAGGAGAAAAGCAGATGACGGATACCATAGATCACAAGTCAGGCCGAACAATCGACGCCGACGTTGTAGCGGCAGGCGCCGGTACCGCCACCCTGATAACTCTGGCTATTCAGAACAAAGAAGCAATTGCAGCAGCTGGCTCTGCCGTGATTGGAGTAGCTATTGCAAACCCGAAGATCACAGCTTCTGTCGCTGCGGCCGCGACTGTGGGGTATGGAATTTACCGCCTCACTCAGTCCGGTACCAAAATCGAGTTTGGCAAGTTCAAGTACGAGCGGAAGTAATTGAGGAGCTGAACTGACCTTCGGAGCTGGCGGGCAGCGCAGGAGGGTCAGGCCGGATCGGCGAGAGGCAGCGGCACCTGGGCCTGATCGGCGGAGCCGGCAGGGCGAACGGTGTTGAACCCTGTCTCAACCGCCGCCAGGTTTTCGATCCAGTAACTTTCTCGCTGGGTGATGTAGGCCGCTCGATTGGTGCAATCCTCTGGGTAGGCGATCACCTCGAGCACGGAGAACTCCCAGTCGGTGATGTCGGAGCCGCCGAGCGCTGCGTGGAACTTGCAGCTGGTTGGGTTGCTCAAGTGCTGCCACCACCGCAGGGTGAATGGCTGCGTGGTCTGGCCGACGTAAACACGGCCGCTGGACTTCTGGCGCACCTGGTAGATCACCGGCGGCGAACGACCCTCGCTGGCCAGGCGGAACTCTGAAAGGTCACGAAACTTGGCCGCCGCCTGGCACGCCTCAGTGCAGTAGTCGTGGCTTTTCGTTTCGGTGTGCGGGTCGTTGTATTTGTCGATCAATTTAAAGACGGTGCCGCACTCCTTGCATGGCCTGTTGTCGAAGCGACCGAGCAGGTAGGTGTCGTGTTCGTCGATCGGCTGGATGTGCAGTAGATACTCGTGCGCATCCATGTCCTTGCGAAGCACGCGCGATGGAAACTGGCGCTCGTATTGCTCCTCGACAACGGCCTTCGCCGCCTTGCGGTCGGGCGCCTCAACCATTCCGCTAAATACTGGTGGCCAGGCCCATTCAGCATCGCCATATGCGCTTGTCGCGGGGCGGCGTCCCTTGATCTGATAGTAGAACTTGGCCATGGGGGCTCCTTGCAACCGCCGCCCTCGCCGGGGAGGCGTTATCGTTGAATAGGGGAAGCCACTGGGCTGCGTGAGCTATAGTGCGGCTCAAAAAAGGAGGCGTTATGTATTGGTTGCTAGCGGCCGTTCCGGTCTTTATTTATTGGGTTTTTCAGAATGACAAGTCACACAACCGCACCATTCGAGAATGCTACGACTTAAGGGAGGAGGTGAAAGAACTCCAGCGTCGCGTTGCTTCTCTCGAAATCGATCTGGAGCGCCTCCAGTCAGATAGGTAGTCGTGGTCGTGTTTGGTCTGTAGTCGTTGAATAGGGGAAGGCGCTGGCGGGCAGCGCGGGTCAGGCAGATTTCGCGAGAAGCAGAACGCCGGTATCGTCGGGGTCTTCACCGAGCATCAGGTCCGGCGTGCGCAGCTCCCGGCTGATGCGGAACCGCTCCAAGCTCTGCTCCACATATTTGGAAATCACGATTTCGTGGCGCGGCGCACTGAGGAAGTGGCGGGCCGCTTCAGGCCCTAATTCATGGATGCGGTGGATCAGCAGGGTCATGGCCTCGCCGTTTTCCTCGACCTGGGCCCATTCCATGATTTCGGCCAGGGCCTGGCGGGTGCCCGGGCGGGCTTTCATGCGCAGGTCTTCTTCCTGCAGGCGCTCGGCCTTGGCCCTGCGCTTCTCGTCACGCTGCTGCTGCGTCAGAGCCATCATTGTCTCCATTGCGCACGAAGGTGGCGCCCGGCCCGATGTCGAGCAGGTCGCACACCCGGTTGATGATCTTGAGCGCGGCGTCGAACACCTTTGCGTCGTCCGGCTCGCGGGCCAGGCGCTTCATGTTTGGCTGGTGCTCGAGGCAAACCTTGTCTACCAGACGCCGGGCCAGCCTGCGCAGGTGATCGGCGCTGTCGTGCTCCCGCAGGCTCAGCGCGAAGGCCAGGGCCACGTCATCCGGCCGGTACTGGCCGCCGCTGCGGGTGTTGTACAGCTTCTTGACCGGCCGATTCATCCAGGCCGGCAGGGTTACCACTCCAGAGGGTGCTTTCTGCATTTCGATGCTCCTGTAGGCCGCTGGGCGGCAGGTGGAACTGGTCTTGCCGCCTACGCTGGCGGACTAGGTTGTTGAGCTTTCTCATTTCCTGATGCGTACCCGCGGGAAGTCGATGCTGTTGCGCTCGATGATCTTCACCAGCGTTCCGTAATTCAGGTCGAGCTGCTCGGCCACCTGGGCACGGTGCAGGCCGGTATCGCGCAGGGCGCATATTTTCTGGACCACCTTCAGCTCCTTGATCCGCTTCAGGTTCCGCTGGATCTGGCGCTGGGCATCCCGCTTGCTGTTCGCCGACTTCTTCCGCTCGGCGCGGCGAAACACGAAGTTGCCTTCCCGCGAGGCCCGGAATAGAGCTTGCTTGGAAATGCCTGTGGCCTCATGAACCTGCTGGCACGTCATGGTCTTGGCCATCTCGGCGACCTGGTCGGCGCGGGCTTTCATTTTTTCCTTGCGGGGCGATTGCGGGGCTTTCTTGGCAACTACCTTTGCGGTCGGCACTGGCTGCGTTTCAGGGCCTTTGCGCGGAGGCAGCGGCCGGTAGGTAAACCCCTCCAGCACGACCAGCTGGCCGCCAGACGCGAAGAAGGCCGCTTTGGCGGCCTCCAAGTCGATTGATGGGTTCATGCTGACCTCACTTGATGCGGATTGAGCTCTCGCCGCGCTCCAAATGCGCCCAGGCTGGCTCAGGTATCAGTTCGTGTTCGCAGTCTTCGCCGGCGGCCATGCGCTTGCGGACGGCTTCGTTGTGCTCGCGATCGGCCTTGAGCTTTGCGGCGATGGCGTTCTTGTCCGGCGCGATCTTGGTCTGCACTGATGTCAGGTCGTCCGGCACCGCCTGTTCGTTGTCGACGATCACCTTTTCCTTACCGGCAACGAGGCTGATGGTGAACAGCGGGCGCTTGATCGACTTGATGTTGGCTGCGTCCATGTTACGCCGCAGGTAGTCGGTGATCGCGGTCACGCTGTTGGCCTTGATGCGCTTTAGCTCGCTCAGGCGGTCGATTTCGGCGTCGATGGCGCCGATATCGCCCTCAATGTTCCGACGCAGCATGACGATGTTGTCGGCCTTCACCTCAAACTCGCCCTGAATGCCGGCCATGGTGTCCTGAATGGCCTGCTTCAGGCCTTCGTCGTCGGTGTCGCACATGGCGGCCAGTTCGGCCATCTGGCCGGTGAGTGCGTAGAGCTGGGTCATGCTGCAGCCTCCTGTGGCTTGCCGGTCTCGAGATTCTTCAGTTCAAGCGAGATCCGCGCTGCGCCTTTCTCATCCTTGCGGCCGATGAGCTTGCGCACGGCATGGTCGTGGATTTTCTTGCGTTCATGCGGCGTCACCGCCTTCTGCATGGTCTCGATCGTGTCCTTGATGAAGTCCAGGCGCTCCTGCTGTTGGCGTTCGATCTCGGCCTGGCGGTCTTCGGCCTGCTCGATCGCCTGCTCGGCCTCCAGCTGCTGCCGGTAGTTCACGTCGTCGAACATGCCCAGGAACACGTCGGCGCTGAAGCCAAGCATCGACAGGGCCTTCTTGATGGCGTCGGTCAGCGACTTCTTAGGCGCCTCGCCGTCGGTGGTAGTGCCGTACTTCGACTTGTAGAGGTACTGGGTGCACCCGTACTGCTCGATCTCGCCGCGCTGGCCGTCGAGCACAAACCAGAAGGTGATCTTGATTGTGTGGTTGAGCTCAAAGCCCAGGCTGACGCGTTTGTCACCTTCGCCACTGAACATCTCAGCGCCCCTGTCGAAGCGCTCTTCAACCACGTTCCAGCCAAAGCCGATGCCGGCCGGGCCGAATACCTCGGTGGCCTTCATGATCATCGCGGTGCCGTTCAGGCTGGTGATCTGCTGGCCGCCGACCTTGGCTTCTTTGGTGAATTGGGTGTTGGTCGTCTGAACCTTTTCCCAGATGCGCATGTTGGTAGTGGACATTAGAAAACCTCGCGCCAGGCCGGCGCCGTCAGTTGGAATAGGAAATCGCCAGGTCACCCAGGCACGGAGGTACGCTCCAGGCCCTGGCTGCGGTGGATGGTTGCGCGCTCTCGCCGCTTACGCTCCGGGTAGGTCCGGTTATCCCCTAAGGGCCCGCCGGGCTCGGGTGTGTATTCAGGAAGTGATGCTGCCGGCCAGTGCGCTGGCGAGCATGAAGAAGGTGCAGGCGAAGAGCATGGAGAAGGAGCCGCGCCAAGCCGCGATGCGACGGGCCCGCTGGTAGGAGGTCACGCCCGAACCTCGTAGCCGACCGTCCACTCGCCGCAGATGCAGGCCCGGCACTTCCAAGCCTGCGGGTTCTCGATGCTGGCCAGCGCTGCCTCATTCACCGCGGCGGCGAATGTCGGCCCCTTGAACAGCATCAGCACCCGGTCGGCCGGCATGGCCTGAGCTTCGGGCAGCTCAGCAACCTGCTCGTCAATGAGCGTTTGAACGATGGGCGTGGTCATGCAACCTCCTTGCGCCCATCAACGATCTTGTTGAGGCGCCCGCAGTAGTGGTTGAACTCTTCGATGGTGATGCGCTGGTCTGCCAGCATTTCGGTGAGGAGCTTGAGGACCATGGCCTGCCAGGACAGTGGCGTCTCAGGGTGAGCCATGGCCTCAAGCTCTTCGTCGATCAGGACGTGAGGGCTTTTCATTGAGCCTCCTCAGCCTGGGCCAGCACTCCTTCTTTGGCGAAGGGGGTGAGCAGCTGGCGGGCGATCTCTTCCAGAGCCGACTCAGGGTTGGCCACGCTCATGATCTCGTCAGCTGCCGCTGCTGCGTCGCTGGTCACTTTGCAGCGCGCCGCCAGAACCAGGCGGCCCAGCACCGAGCTGCTGATGCCATTCAGGCCCAGCTGGCCCATAACGAACTCATCCACCGCCTGGGCGAAGCGCTCATAGGTGACGCCCTGCTTCGGGCGCATCCGGCGCTGAAACACTACGTCGCGGCGCGCCATCAGCTCAGCGATGCCGTCGTCGATCCAAGTGGATTCCGTGTCAGCTATTTCGCTCACCGCCGGCGGCATCCGGGTGTCGTACTCAAACTGTGCTGCTCGAAGTGCGCCCATGGCGATCTCCAGGTGGGTTATGCGGCCGCATTGGTCAGGAGCCAGGCGCGGGTGACCAAACCCACCGTGAAAGGTGGCCTGGCGCCTGCCAATGCGGTCGATGTGAAGGGAAGGGGTGCAGGCGGTGAGCGCTACCTCACATGCATCTGGCCTGGCCGACTGGCCCCGGATTCGCCTGCGTGTACGTCGATCAATCTTTATTGCGGTGAGCCTTAACTTGCATAAGGCCAACGGTGATGCGCTTTAAATCGATGAAAACTGCATCGGGGTGTGATCTGGCCGGCGCTGATCTCCGGCATGGGTTTGGTCAATAACTCCGGGGCTTACGCCCACACACCCAGCAGGTCCGGCACAATTACCGGCCACGCTGTAAATCCACTCGCGCATCAGCCTGCGCATTCAGATCACACTCCGATGCAGCCTGCGATGGGGAGCAGGGCATCGGGCCGTCTTTCCGGCTGTCAGGGAATCAAATAACTGCCGTCAGGGTGCGGGTGCCATCGGCGTGCTGCGTGGCGATGTTCATGCTGATGTGGTGTGGTGCGCCTTTCTGAATCGCCACGGCGGCCTTACTGAATCGCTCATCGAAAGCGCCTTCACCATCAGGCAGATGGGAGGTGCAGGTAAGGCGGGAGCAGTCTTCGCCGTTCGGGCCTTCACCGTCGTGGGCGATGTTGAAGCTGGCGATCATTGCAATGCCGTGCTCACGGCAGATGCCGATGATACTTTGCATCAGCGGGCTGATTTGGTCGTCGTAGATTTCTTCTTTGTTCACGTGAATGCCCTCGGGTTGATTTCCCAGCAGCCACTCATAGGAATGGCTGCGAGTGAAATCACCAGGAGCGTGGGCGGTGCATCAGCTCAAGGATCAGCGCCTTTTCGTAACCCGGAACGAGGCAGTTGCAGGTGTTGTTGATGCGGTCGTGCTTCACGGCGACGCGGGCTTTGCGGAATTGCTTGCGATTCATGTCGTGTCACTCCAGTTGATTTCCAATGCCGGCTCAGCGAACCGGCATCAGTAAATCGTTCTGTCTCGCCGCGACCCGCTACTGGCGTCGGTCGCTGGCTCAAATCTCGTTGTTCCTCCAGCCGCGGGCCTCTCGGCATTTCTTCCCGCTGGATAACTGATCTCGGCGATTTACGCTGCACGCCCGGGGCAGTTGCCACCCCTCTGGACTGTTGAGGCCTGTCCATCGCTGCCTTTGAATCTGGGCCGGTGTCGATCCGGCAAGGTGTGTCGCTAAAGAGCGGTGAGGCTTGAGGGCCTCTGCAGCCCCTCGTGAGTGACTGCGTGTTGGGGCAAATATCACGCAATGTGTTTTTTATGTCAACACGAAATGTGATTTATTTTTTCGAGGCCGTGTTGGAATTCTTCCAAGCGAAGCGTGTTCACCTTTCACAAGGCGTGATGTATGCTCTGCCCACTACTGGATGTATGTACAGTTTACGGAGGAATGAATGGCCAAGCAGAAGAAGTCGGTGCCGCAGGCGCGCCAGGAAATGACCGGGCTAGAACGCCTGGGCCTGCGGGTTTCGTCGATGATCAATCACCCGAGCGCGCAGGCTCAGCGCTGGGTGACGATCCATCGCCTGGACACGGATGGAGACATGGAGTGGGAGGAGGTAATGGGGCTGCTGGCCGAAACGCCAGAGCTGGATCTGACGTTCAACGACGACGAGAGCGTGACCATTCGGTGGGAACCGCAGAGCGCAGACGATCGAGACGACATGGTCGTGGAGAGGGATTGGGAGGAGGAAAGGGTAGAGGAGGAGGCGCCTTTCTAGCAGATGGAATCTATGGCCTGCCCACCCATCCAGCATGGATGGAAAGCCAGTAGCGACATCTGTGGTGGCGTAGTACGGTCCGCCTTCAACAAACCACTCGGTTCGTTGCCTCCAATCCCACGGACCGGGGCTCTCATGACCTGGGAGGTCGAATGGAAGTCGCTCGAAAGATCAGCCAACAAGAATTGGATAACGCCCTGGTAGCCTTCGCCCGCTACAAAATCGGAGAAATCAAAATCTTCGACTTGGAGCAGGCGATGAGCTTTGAAGCTGGCGAAGCCTTATCCCAAAGCGGGCTGGTCCGATTCTCAATAACCAAGATGGTGTCCGGACGGTATCGCATTAGCGATGAAGGGGAGAACGCCATCACACCGGCCGGCCGGGATCGCCTTGAGGTGATCCGCGCCTGACTATAGGCAAGCTTGGCGACGGCCGCAGACAGCTCCTGCGGCCATCTGCAAAACATAGGCAAAGAAAAGCCCGCGCTAGGGGCTCTTCGGAGCAATGGAGGACTACATCGAGTCGATTTGAGCCTTCAGCTGATTCGCGGAAAGCTCATACTTGCGCTCATAGGCTTCGCGGTCCTCGTCAATGAGATGGTCGAGGTACGTGAGCCACGACACGTACATGCTAACCAGTTCCGCCTTCATGGATGGAAGGCGATCAACCTCGGCCTTATATAAAGCCTTTCCCTTATCTTTGGCATCATCTACGCAGGTCCTAACCACCTCCAGGCGGCGATGGAATGCTTCTGACCAGCGCTTACTGCCTTCCCCATATTTTTTTGCAGCAGCCCAGACCTTTGTTTCTTCGTGCATGGCGTCAAGGCTACAAATGGCAGGGAGGCCGGTCATCTTTTCGATGTAGGTAGGCTCCGCGAGGGCCAGGCCTGACCAAAGGGTCGCGGCGAAAAGGGAGGCGGACAGGTATTTACGCATCTGAGCTCTTCCTGAGAAATTGCCATCCTACCATTCTGGCCCTGAGCCATCACGCAGCCAAAGAAAAGCCCGCACTGCTATGCGGGCTAACGTAGGGAGATCGGATGAGCCTTGACTGTGCAGGGTAGGGCGTGAAAAAAGCGTGAAGGCATGAAAAAGCCCGCCGAGGCCGGCAGGGCAGAAACAAGAATCCTGGTGCTGGGTTAAGCACAAGAATCAGTGGGCACCAGCTTGCAGATTGGTGAGCAACTCAGCCTTGGACTCCTCTAACACATCGCGCTGACTCTGGAGTGTGTTGAGTAAATAATGATTCGACAAACGAAACTCTTCGACGATGGACTGCCACGTCTTCACATACTTTTTGATTAAACCAGCTCCAACCAGTCCGGGGTCGTTTCTGTCTGCTAGCTGCTCAAGTCTTTCTCCAATGTCGTAATCAACTGCCGAGATTTTACGGCCGAGCAGGATTATTTCGTATCTGGTTTGAATTCCCTGGTAGCTCGGATGCTTAGCCAATATTCCTGCGTAATCATCAATTTGTCGCAGGTGGTTTTTATTGAGCGCAATGCTGGGGCGCTTGATTTCAATGATCACACATTTGAAATAAGGCTGATTGTTTATTGAGTCATGCTGCATGCTGCGCCTAACCAGAAAAAGATCTGTTTGTCGATTTGCCCCGACTACAGTTGCACCATCTTCAACATCATCTTCGGAGACGTGGTCGATTCCTTTTACTTTATCTCGTAAATTCTGAGCAATTTTAGTAAAGGTAGTTTCTTCTGCGCCAATGGTTTCGTATTGGCTTCCAAAGAGCCACGTATTCGCCTCAATTACACCCTGTAGGTCAGGGGTTTCAAGAACGTCCTTGTAGTGGTGTAGCATGATCTCAGAAATTCTAGATATAGCGTCTTCACGGTGCTGAAGTTTTTCGATGGTGCTAACGATGTTGTTCAGTTTTGCTGTTCTAATTTGATCAGAAAAAACGCGCATAGAGGAATCATCCAAGTCGAGTACGCTTTCGAGAACCTCGAATATGGCATCATTCTCATTGGAGATGGCGAGCCTGTCCAATAATCTTATTACAAGTTTTCTCTGTTTTTTATTACTATCTTTAAATACTTTTGGGTCGGATATTAGAATGACTCGAAGTATATTTTTGAGGTGGCCTAATCGCCACTCTGCATATCCTTTGCTTGCACCTTCAAAGCTGGGCAGCTCGCCATCAATCTCGAGTTGTTCTAGCTGCTCGTCGGCTTTGCTGACAAGAAATTTCTTATAGTGTTCTTGGCCGAAGTCACTAATTTGCTTTTGCAGAGATTTCCATATCTTGGTCTGTGTCAATGTGCCAAACGACAGGTTTAGGCTATCATTATCGACTTCGGATGCGTCAAACCAAGCTGAGCGTGCTGCGAGAGTTGTATGATAGCCTGGTTTTTGGTTGAGGCTGCTGAGGGCGTAGTCTACGACTTTGTCTTTGGAGGAGGTGTAGTAAATGTATGACTTTCCCGAAGTAGGCTTGTCTGCCCAATGAATCAGCTTTACCTCAAAAAGCTGACCATCAATGTTTAGCGAGGTTGTTGCTGAGCTATGATCTGGAGGAAGGATCTTTGCTCCATTCAAAGTTATGGTTTTGCTAGGGTTAATTGCTAAGTACCAGCCAAATTCAAGAGACAGACATTTGACGATGTTTTCGGGACTAAGGTATGGCTCAGAGAACCTAGTCAGCTCTACACAAGTTCCCGAGACTAAATTTGAAAGTAATGCATGTTGGCTGCCTGACGGAATTGTGGAGGCTTCAACCTTGTCCAGTGCGGCGCTATGAACAGTAAGTTTTGCATCTGTCCCGGCAGATTTTGTGTACCAATCAGCGCGGTTGCATATTTTATGAAAATATAGGCGCCCGATACCTTTTTCACCATGAACGTCATGTGATCTCTTTTTTTTCGAGTCACGAAAGTTAAAGAAGCTAGAGTCGCTACCTTCGACATCAATTCCGTGACCATCATCTAGAACAGTGATGGACTCAACGCCGCCAAGGTTGTTTGTATCAATGTTGACGGACACATGCTTAGCTTTCGCATCGAACCCGTTCCAAATTAGCTCAGCCAGGGGTCTCCAAGGGGATACTGACTTGCTAAAGTGATTTCGTATGCCTCTGTCAGTGATTTTGGTTGTACCAGAAAACTCCCTTGGAACAAACCCTGTGGATCCATCCATTGTTATGCGCTCAGTAAAAACTTAATTATTTATTAATTTATGATGTATTCATTGAAGGCGGCATGCCCGTGCCGCCACAATATACACCATGCCCTATCCACAGCCCCCATAGCTTGCGGGGTCACTTTTCGTACACGCAATCCGCCCCACCTTCACCTCATCCCCATACCCCACCAACCGATCCTCCCCAGCCTGCATCACCTGGCAGATCCTGATCACGGCCTGGGCGTCTGGTTCGTTCCCGGCCTCGCTCAGGCGTACCGCAATCCGCATCAGCTCGACTGCCGACCATTTCAGGTCAGAGGCCAGGCCCTGGAGGTCGCGGCGGAGTTCTTGGTTGAGCTTGGTTAGGGGCATGGCTACACCAGGTGCGCGTTCCAGACTAGCAGCACCCGGGCCTGGATGTAGGTCATGTCCCGTCGGATGAGTCGATCCTTGTGCCGCGGGTTGTCCGAAATCATCTCGTAGTGATCCTCATCAGCCACCTGCAGGCGCTTAATGTAGAGCAGGTCATCCCAGACGAAGAGGTACACCCCATCGCCCACGAAGTCGCGGACGTTAATATTCACGATCAGCGGGTCGCGATGCTTGATGGTGGGCTCCATCGACTGGCCCCAGCCGGTGACGACCTTCAGGTGGAAGTGCTCTTCGAATTCGACGCCCAGCTCACGGAGATGGCTCGGGCTGACGCGAATGTCCTTGATCAGTTCTGGGAAGTCGTGCGCGTTCTGGCCACCGCCCATCGAGGCCCGGACATCGTAGTGGGCAATCCACACCTCATCACCTACCAGGCCTGGGCGAGAGAAGTCGGCCTCGATCACGTTTGAAGGCTGCGGCTCCTCAGCTGCCGCAAGAAGCCGGCGGCGCGCCTCTTCAGAAAACCCTTTCCCGCTCTTTGCGAGCATCTGCTTCACAAGGTCGGCCATGCTCCGCTCAGGCGCGGCAGCCGGTTCTGGCGCCGGCGAATTCAGGAGCAACTCGGACTGATCTACGCCCAAGGCTGCTGCCATCGAGGCGATATCTGCCAGGGTAGGCTCGCGAGTGCCTACCTCATAGTTACCAACCCGGGATTGCGATTTCCAGCCGCAGGCCTCAGCAAGCTGGGCTTGGGACATCCCTTTGGCTTTTCTCAGGCGCTTGATGCGCTGGCTCAATGATTCGTTCATGCGCGGAATTTCATCACGAAACGAAATAGCCGGCTTTCACTTATTGTGTTTGCAATTAACACGATGCGTGTTTATCCTTCGGTCATCAATGGAGGAAGACCGTATGAACCAAGTCCGAACGATTCGCGAAAGGGCTGGCGTTACCCAGGCAGCGCTGCGCCGTCAGCTCGGCTGGAATCAGTCCCGCCTGGCCAACTACGAATCAGGCCTTCGCAACCCAGGCCTGCAAGAGGCGCGACTCATTGTGGAAGCGCTGAACGTCCTTGGCGCCAATTGCGCTCTTGACGATGCATTCCCACCTGCACAAGTCGCCGCCTAACCAATTTCATAGCCGCAAGGAGCCACCCAAGCATGTACGCCAACCCCAAGCACCTGCATGACCGTGAGATCAAGGTCCGGGTCGATGAGGACACCTTTGAGCTGATCCAGGCGCTAGCGAAGTTTCATCGCACCCAGCGCGCAGTGCTTTGCCGTGAGCTGCTGGAGGCTCAGCTGGCCGCCCTGGCTTCGGAGAATACCGGCGATCAGCACGTGGCCTGAAGGCCCTTAGGAGGCCCCATGCCGATTGAAGAGATCGGATTGGACCAGGGGCAGATGGAGCAGCTGGAGAAAGAGGCGATTAGAAGGGGCGTAAGCCCTGAGGCGCTGGCAGCTGAGCTGATCCGTCGAGAACTGGCCAACCGAACCAAGCCTCGCAACCCGCGAGGAGTCGTGACCCCGTTTCATCGAAAGTCCTGATTAGGCCCTGATAAGGCCGGATTGCGGGCACAAAAAAGCCGGGTGGCACCCCGGCTCTCTGCAACACAAAACTCTGAAGGGAATTATGCATATGCAGACCCAAAGTGTACAGGCCCTCATCCGGCCCGCGCCACAAAACGCGAACCAAGATTTCGTGGCGCGCACGATGTCGTCGCGCGAAATCGCCGAACTGACTGGAAAGCAGCATCAGCACGTCAAGCGCGATATCGAGAAGATGCTGGGCGACCTGAAAGAAGATGCGTCCAAGTTTGGACAGATCTATTTCGACTCGCAAAACCGGGCTCGGCGCGAGTACTGCCTGGACCGTGAGCACACCGACTGCCTGCTTACCGGCTACAGCGCCGCTATGCGCATGGCTGTCATTAAACGCTGGCGTGAACTCGAAGCCCAGGCCACGCCGGCGGCATCCGCCGACCTGAGCAAGCTGGAAATCCTCCAGATGGCCCTGGAGTCGGAGAAGGCCCGCGTCCTGCTAACCGTCCAGGTCGAGGCCCAGGCCAAGAAGATCGACCACCTGGAGAACCTGTTCAAGGAAGGCATGAGTCACGTCCAGTTCTGCAAGGGCCTCAATGGGGTCAACGTGATGCAGGTGGGTCACTTCCTCGAAGGCCGCAACTGGCTCTACAACGAGAGCAAGTCCGGTACCCGCTACCGCGTCGCCGCCTATGCCCGCGACAAGTACATGACCGAGCATCAGCAGGAAATCACACCTCACGGCCGGGAGCCCTTCATCAGCTACACGCCGATCCTGCTGCGCAAGGGCGCCGTGCGCCTCTACGAGCTCTACCTGGCCGGCGAGCTGCCCATGAAGAAGAACTGGGACGGCCTGCACACCCACGACAAGGCCGTGCGGGGTGCAGCATGAGCGTCGACAAAGCGAAGTTGAAGGCCCTGGCCGCGGCCGCCAACACAGTCACGACCGATGTGAACATCACTATGGCCGTAGGATCGGCCCCTGAAGAAGTCAAAGCCGTGCAGGATTTTCTTCAGCAGGCCATGCCGAAGACCATCCTGGCCCTGCTTACGGAGATAGAGCGGCTGGAGAAGTTCGAGGATTGGTTTGTCCGTCTTGACCAGGCAGAGCAATCGCTATCGGCATCGTTCAAAGCAGAGCGCGACCAGCTCAAGGCCGAGAACGAGGATCTGCGCAAGCATGCCGAGCGGTACCGCTGGCTGCGGGAAAAGCAGACTTTCATTTGGCTGATTCAAGACTGGTTCCCCAGCGATGCCGTCTTGACCGATGTGGATGCTGAGATCGACGCAGCCATGGTCAAGGAGCGTGTCCAGTGAGCGTACAGTCCATGTCTTGGGCCTTGGAGCAGCGCGACATCGTGGACGCCACTGCGCGCTACGTGCTTTTGGTCCTGGCCAACTATGCCGACAAGAACGGCCGAGGAGCTTTTCCGTCCTCCGCCAGCATCAGCGATGACACCGGCCTGTCCATCCGCACGGTGAAGTACAAGCTCGACCACCTTCTGGAGATTGGGGCGATTCGCCTTGGTAATCAGGCAATTGCCGGCGCCTACATCGACCGTCACGACCGCCGACCGACTGTCTACGACCTATGCGTAGAACGGGGTGCAACAGCTGCACCCGGTTATGAACGGGGTGCAAATGACGACACAACGGGGTGCAGCTCACGACAGAGCGGGGTGCAAACCACGACAGAACGGGGTGCAGGAGCTGCACCCAAACCATCAATAAACCATCAAGGAACCATCAAAGAACCGAAGGGGCCAGTCGCTGACGCTCCTGCGCCTGCGAAGAAGGCTCCGAAGTTCGACCCGCTGACTGCCAAGCCGGCCAACGTCAGCGAGCAGACCTGGGCCGACTGGTGCCAGCACCGCAAAGAGATCCGCAAGCCTCTGACCGCCACCACCTGCGCGAAGCAGGCCAAGACCCTGGCCGGCCACCACGCGCCTGATGTCGTGATCAACCAGTCCATCAGCAATGGCTGGACCGGCCTGTTCCCGGAGAAGGTGTTGCCGGGTGCACAGACAAGCAGCGCTAGCCGTCACCACGGCTTCAACGACAAGGATTACACCAGCGGCCTCAAGCGCCGGGAGGATGGCAGCTATGCGCTCTGAGCAAGTTACCCCAATCAACCAGGCTTCCTGTGGCAGCCGTATCCAGCCAGCTGACTGCGAGAAGCACGGCGCCTTCGAGCAGAAGGTCACCATACTGCTGGGCAAGGCTCTGCGCAGCCACTGCCCTGAATGCTCCCGGATTGCCAAGGATGAGCGTGAGGCGCGCGCCGGGGCTGAGCAGGCCCTGAACGTGCGTCTGGCGATCTCCCGCAAGCTGGGCGACTCGCTCATCCCGAAACGCTTCGCTGATCGCTCGCTGGCGAACTACAAGGCTGAGCACAAGGGCCAGGCCGAGGCGCTGCGCTTCTGCCGCCACTACGTGAAGACCTTCGAACAGATCGCCGAGAACGGCCGCTGCATGGTGCTGCTGGGCAAGCCAGGTACCGGCAAGACTCACTTGGGCGCCGGCATGGCCAACGACCTGATGCGCAGCACGTCGCACTCGGCGGTGTACCGCACTGTCGGCTCGATTCTGCAGGCCATCCGCGCCACCTACGACCGATCCAGCGATGCGACCGAGGCCAGCATCCTCGCCAACCTGGTCGAGCCATCGCTGCTGGTGCTGGATGAGGTGGGCGTGAGCAAGGAGCAGCCGAGCGACTTCGAGCTGACGACCCTGTTCGCGATCATCAACGGCCGGTACGAGCAGGTGAAGCCCACGGTGGTGATCTCCAACCTGAGTCCCGAGCAGTTGCCGGTGGCCATGGGCGAGCGCTGCGTCGACCGCCTGCGCGAGGGCGGAATGATCGTGGTGCCGTTCGAGTGGGAATCTCACCGCGGCAAGGAGGGCATCTGATGGCCAAGTTGAACATCAAGCGCGCCGGGCAGCCGGCCGGGGAGGGGGTGTGATGCCTTTGACGACTCGACAAGTAATCGCGATGCGCAACATCGCCCACTCCCTCAAGGAGTTCTACAGCGACTGCGACGCGGCGGTAACTGACTTCATCTCCCCTGGATGGATCGCTGTGATCGACGACCGCACGGTCCTGATCTGCGAGCAGTGCCATGGTGAGGGCCAAGTAGGAGGCCTGACCCCAGACGGCTACGACAGCGAGAAGTGCGACGCCTGCGACGGAACCGGCCTGAATCTGGAGAAGCACTGATGGACACCAACAAGATGCGCGAGCAGTTCGAGGAAGCGTGGGCCTATGCCATGCGGAACGACGAAGGCGTGCCTGGAAGCAAGCCGCTTCGGAGCTTGGTTGACCCAGAGCGCTATCGTGGGTCTGCCGTAAATGGTGCGTGGCACTGGTGGAAGTTGTCCCGCGAGGCAGTTGTGGTGGAATTGCCGAGAATCACGGGCCATGAATACGACCCCCTAGCTGACGCTGACTACCGCGAAGGATGCCGCGAGGCCATCGAGGCCCAGGGCCTGAAGGTGGCGCCATGACCAACCTGAACAGCATGTCGCCTGCGGCGCGGTCCGCAGCAATGCGCGGCGGTATGGACGGCTGGGGTCAGGTCGGTGGCCTGTCGGGCCAGATCCGCTACCACGAGCCAGTCGATTCGAAGTCGCGGCGCCGCTGCGGCTGTGGCTGCGCTCGCCGCGCCACTCATCGAGGCATGGCCAATGGCGTATGCCTGACCATGGGCTGCGACCTATCGATGCGCCGCTGGGCGAAGGAGGGGAATCGTGGCTGAGTTCGCTATCCGCAGCAGTAATGACCTGCACCGAGTATATGGCGCCTTGCACGCCATCGACCTGACCAAGCCCAAGGTGGTGGTCATCAAGGACGAGAAGCGCCCGGACGTCTGCAACCGAAAGATGTGGGCAATGCTCCGCGACGTCTCCCAGCAGGTGGAGTGGTACGGCCGCAAGCTCACCGACGAGGACTGGAAGCATATCTTCAGCGCGGCGGTGCAGAAGCAGGATGCGGTACCGGGGATCGACGGCGGCTTTGTCGTCCTGGGCGTCTCGACCCGCAAGCAGTCCCAGAAGTGGTTCAGCGACCTGTTCGAAGTGATGCATGCCTTCGGCGCCGAGCATGGCGTGCGCTGGACTGAGCCGGATCGGTGGGGAGGGCGGTACTGATGCTTGCCAAGGAGATCAAACCGAAGAAGTGCAAGGCACCAGGTTGCGGCAAGCCCTTCAAGCCGACAATGACCACGCAGAAGGTGTGCAGCATCGCCTGTGCCAAGGCCATGGCCAAGGACCCGAAGCTGCAGAAGGTCGCGGCCAAGGCCATCACCAAGCAAGCCCGAGAGGACCTAAAGGAGCGCCGGGACAAGCTGAAGACACGCCGCGAACACATGGCCGAGGCGCAGACCGCGTTCAATGCCTACATCCGCGAGCGCGACGCCGGCCTGCCCTGCATCAGCTGCGACTCGCTGCCGAGCGACCACGACCTGATCACTGGCAGCCGCTGGGACGCCGGGCATTACCGGTCGGTGGGCGCCTGCCCGGAGCTGCGGTTCGAGCCGCTCAACGTCCACCGCCAGTGCGTGAAGTGCAACCGGAATTTGTCGGGCAACGCGGTCGAGTACCGCATCCGACTGGTGAAGCGCATCGGCGCCGACCAGGTTGAATGGCTCGAAGGGCCTCATAAGCCTCAGCGCCTGACCATCGAAGACCTGCAGGCCATCAAGGCCCTGTACAGGCAGAAGCTCAAAGACCTGAGGAGGGCTGCAGCATGAACTGGACTATCGCAGATACCGCCGGCGCGTTGCTGATAGCCATGACCATCGCTTCCACCTGGTGCGTAGTCCGCGCCAAGAGCATCGAGACACGCCGCAAGAAGGAGAACGGCCCATGCAACTGAACAGCGCGCGCCAAGCGTGGCACGACTGCCTCTATACGGCGTGGGATAGCCAGGGCGCTTTCATCGAACAGCTGGGCCTGTTGGGCACCATGGTCCAGACCACGGAGAAGCAGCGGAAGGCGAGCCATGCTGTGCACCAGGCGCTGGCCGGCGGTGTGCAGGCGGCCATCTTCAAACTGCCCGGCAGTCTGCGCGCCTTCGGAAACTTCATGTACGCCCCGGAGAGCAGGGATGACGAGCGCGAGGTAGCCGAAGAGTGCGTGTTTTCGTTGGCCATGGCCAGGTCCGGGCGGATGACCGCGGCCAAGCGCGAGCGCTGCGAGTACGTGGCCAAGGGAGTAATGTTCCGGTACCGGCGCATGCACCAGGGCGGGCAATCGTCAGCGCAGGACCCGTTCGAAAGCCCGGAGTGGTTCAAGCGCTGGATTGACGATGTGTACGGCGTGACGCTTCCCTCATGTGCCTGGGCCAGGGACTGGGAGCCGTTCGTGCAGATCTGCTTCGAGGTCTGCGAGGACCTGGACAAGCGCGCACTCTCGTCGGTGGCCGCCGCAATCTACGAAATGAAGGAGGCCGCTTGAGGGCCTATTGCGTTCCCGCACGCGTGATGGCACTATTTGTCCATTGTTAGAGTTTTGCCTTTGGCAAGCTCATCTAGAAACCGGCCTTGGCGCCGGTTTTTTTGTGCCCGCAGAAACGCAAAAGCCCCGAACTAATCGGGGCTTTGTCATTTGTGCGGCGAGGAAAAAAGAGAGGGCGACTCCAGAGGGTGCTGACACACCCAAGGGAGACGCCAGATCGCAGATGTAGCCTGCAAGCCAGCCAAGGCCCTCACTGCTCGCGCGAGCGGGGCGGAGCCTAGCAGAAAAACTTAAGGCTTTGCAGATGCTTAGAGACATTCGTTGCGGTAATTGCAAACGACTTCTCGCCCGTGCGGGTGGGGTTCAACAGCTCCAGATCAAATGCTCCCGCTGTGGGACGCTGAATCATGTGAGGGCCTCGAGCCCCGAGCCATCGCCTATGAGCGACAAGACTGCGGATTATCCGCACATCAACGCTAACTCATAGGTAATCAATATCATGCCTTTCAATTTCCCTAAACTTGCCAAAAACGGCGTATCTATTTTCCCTCCAAAAACTATTTTGGGTGTCAATCAGTTCCTTAAGTCGCCTAATGGGCGCTATAAGTTGTTGAATCAATCAGATCTGAACCTTGTTTTGTTTGATGGTACAACTCCGGTTTGGACTGCTGACCAAAATGCGTCGTATTCTAATGAGTTTTACCCACAGAAGTGGCAGAAAGACGATGCCTCTCAGGTCTACATGAATCATATTTTAGGGATTCTGGACTTGAAACGTCGCCGTATTTGGAATACGCGGAACACTGATATTCCTTACGGTGGCAGCTTCGCAAATGCGGCGGGTCGTACTTTCTTGCAACTGCAAGACGATGGGAACATGGTCATCGTGGATCTATTCCCTCTGTGGGAGATTACCGCCTCGGTGTCCGTCAAACCCCAAGTCCCAGCAGCAATTATTCCGCCAGGCACTGTCATCAACCCAGGCAAAACGTTCAATGTGGGTAAAGCCCGATTGGTCTTTGAGGCTGATGGCAACCTTGCCTTCTACGGAGATAGCAACAACCTGATCTGGTCGTCGAAAACCCAGAACATGGGGGGCGCATTCGCAGTAATGGAGCAGGATGGCAACCTTGTCATCTATACCGCTGATAAAAAACAGCTCTGGAGCACTGGGACAGGTGGCCACCCAGGTGCCTACGCACGGATTCAAGAGGATGGTAGCTTCTCTATCGTCTTTGACCGCGTTTGTTGGGCTCGTTTTGGCTTTACCCCAACTATTAAACCGATCCGAGTTTTCAACCCGAATGCCGGTACCTATGATATCTGGACTTGGAAGTTCTAAAGCGAACTTCCCGAGATCAATGATCTTGCGTTATTAAGCCAGACACCATCCTCGAAAAAGTTCCCTCATCAATTGCCCGTCCAAGATATAGGCCTTTGTGTGGATGCCTAAAAATCATCCACAGCCAGAGCTAAGGTAGGTCCTTACGGGCCTGCCTGGATACTGCTAGCCGGTAGTGTGGTGTACGGAAAAACACCGGCAGCCCGCGCATCCACTCCCTCACTATGCAGGTGGATGGCGCGAGACTGGACCGGCGAGACTGGTGCATCAGGGTGCCAGCGCTGGAATGGTCTTAGGCGGACAGGTGGGGAAAGACCCACGCAAATTCAGGCCGGCTCGACGGACACCACCAGGCGTTTGCCGAGCGCGGCCAGGGCGCTTTCCAGGGCCTCCAACTTCGTGCCATGCATGAGGTCAACGAGCCGGTCACCCTGGCTCTGGCTTACGCCGAGCAGGCGACACAGATCAGCCTTGCGCATGCCTTTCTCAACCATCGAGTTCCACAGTTCGATTTTTGCCACTGTGAGTGCGGACAGCGCTACTACTGGCTGACCCTCTTCAGGTGCTGGCGCTCTAGGGATTGCTCGACGTTGATCCACGTAAATTGAGAGCGCGGCAGGCATCAGGATGCCGGCCTCTGCCAAGGCTTCGTCCAGGTCATCCCCGGCGGCGTTGAACTCCGGGATGGTGTCGCAGGTAAGCGCAACACCTGGAGTGTCTTCGGTGTGCACTGTTACCGGGTAGTCAAACATTTCTAGCCCTCCCTCGGGCGGCTCTCTGAGTGATGTTCGCTAGGCGAGGCGATGAATCGGTTTAAACGGTGGTAGGGGCTCATTTGAGCCCCAGTTGCTTGATGATTCCTTTCCGGGTTCCTTCTTTCATTTCCTTTGCGCCGTGATCCGGAAAGATCGTTTGTTTGCCTTCGAAGTAGATTTTGAAATGGCTCGTTCCGTTTAACGATTCGAACCTTACTCCTCTGGCTTTCAGCCACCGTTTGAACTCGTTGTAACTCATCACCTCGCCTCGTTGTTGTGTGAGTTCAGTATACAGCAAATTTGCTGTGTGTATAGCAAATTTGGGATATTTATTTCGTGCCGCCCGGAGTCGAGTGCATGGAGAGTTTTCATCGCCTGCTCGACAGGCTTGATCTGCTGATTGCAGGCCTATTCGGGGTCATCGTCGCCAGTTGGTGGCACAAAGACGACCTGACCGACTGGCGCGCCTGGATGATCTTCCTGATCACCGGCGTTGCCTGCGCCCTGTACCTGACGGGCATGGTCAGCGCCTACTTGGGCGTCACCGAGCCGAACACCGTAGCTGGCGTTGGCTTCCTGCTCGGCACCTTCGGCGGCTCCCTACTTGCCGCCATCAACCGGGCAATCAAAGCCGCTGACCTTTGGGCACTCATTCGCCAGAGGTTCGGGGGAGGCAACCAGCCATGAACCTTGAAACCATCAACACCATCGCCTGCGGCCTGATCGCCTTCTGGGCAACCTGGTGCGTGCTGAGCGGAAGGGTGCGCGACGGGGTGATCGGCAAGCTGATCTATTCAGCAATCGCCATCAGCGGGTTTGTCGTGACGGCTCGCAACCAGAGCCTGTTCTTCGGCCAGACCACTGCGGTGCTGACCATGCACGCCACGCTGGCCATGGCCGGGGTGCGACACATCTTCATGGTCACCTGGTGGCCGCGCGTGCAGGTGTGGTTGTGCCATGCGCTGCGCTGCGAGCACTGCCTGAAGAGTTGCCGCAAGGAATAGGCGCCACAGATTAGAGATGCGCCGTTTCGTGGCGCGACCACCAGAGGATTCATCATGGACAACCAGCACAAGAAGATCACCGGCTACCGCGACCTTAGCCAAAGCGAGATCGACGGCATGAACTCGATCAAGGCTCTGGAGGCTGACGCCGGTGAGTTGTTCAAGCAGATTGGCCAGATCGAGGGCGTGGACCAGCGAACTCTGGCCTTGGCCAAGACCAACCTACAACAGGGGTTCATGTGGTTCGTGCGCTCGATTGCCAAGCCTGCCGATCCGTTCGCTTGAATGGTGCACTTTGATCGCCGCCATTAGGATAGGGGGTAGTTGTAGCGGGTCAATAAAACGGGGGCCAATACAGCCCCCGTCCTATAGCGATGTTACTTGCGGCGCTTATCTACTTCTTGCGCCACACCCTTAAAGGGCGTCCCATCCGACTTCACATCCATGAAGCGCCCAGTGTTGGTGTCGCGCTTCACGTACGTGTCGTTTTGAGGGTTATAGGTCTGGGTGCGATCGCGAACCGAACCATTCCTATGTCCTTCACCTGTATTGGTAGCCATGTGCATACCCCTCCAGTTATGCCCGGCATCGGCTGCCGCCACCCCGCACACCCGCTGTACGCCAGAAATAGTTATGGGGATGGCAAAACGCTATGCAATGCCAGGGTAGGCCATCGTCTGTAACAACCTATTTCAATTTTCGGTACCCACTGGGTGGAGAGCTGCGAGGGGAAGATATGCGGGTAATTGAGTTTCAGCGCGAAAACTGGCGCGACGCCCCCCGGACCCTGCGCAAGATCGCAGACCAACTTGATAGCGGCGAACTACCCGTGTGCAGTATCGGCGTCATGGCCATGCGTGACCCAACCGGCCGGGTAAATCTATTCGCCTTCGGCCCGGTGGCGGACGACCTGCAGTCCCTAGCCATGTTTCGGCTGGCGGAGCAGAAGTTGATCGACGTACTACTTGAAAGCTGATCCGGTCGCCGCCACCTACAACCCACCCATATAACGGAGGGCTTGATGTGATGGAATTTAAGGTTGGTGATTGGGTTGAAGGTGCAGGCGTTGATTGTCCAATGCGGATCGTAGAGATCGTGCAAGCCTACCGAACTGACCCAGCGCCGCGAGCCCAGTGTGAGTGGGGAGCTGGAGCCAGTGTGCGCTCTAGGACTTTCAAGCTGTCAACGTTGACGAAGGCGAAAGCTAAAGCTAAAGCATAGAGCCGACGTTACAAGCCAACAGAGAGAACGACATGAAGCAACCCGACTGGGAGGCAATCGAACGAGCCTTCCGGGTCGGGGCGCCCCTTGCTACATGAACGTGCTAACGCTTAGACCAGCATCATATTCATGATTAACGCTCCAACTCAGTGGATTGATCTGTTGGCACCGGCTACCTTGAGGCTTCACGCAAGGAGTCCGGACATGGCAGATAAATTTGTTGGAAGAGTTGTTGGGCTTGGCACGGATAATGTCGAGTACGTCATCTACATCTACCAAGACGAGACCGTTGAGCGCTCTTCGAGCGGAATGGTCCGACATGAAGGCTTGAAGCATTTCGAAATGCAAATGGGTGGTGCGGTGAACAAGGTTTCCGAAACTGAGTACGAGATCGTGGCTACGGGAGTGAGAGTCACTGTGCATGATGATAAGAGCTAATCGGGTCGGCCTCTCGTGAGCGCTTGGTATGGAGTGCCGCATGTCAGGCCGGACGGAGCAGTCATCATGCATCGCTTGCGTTGAGCCAATCGCCTTTCGTCTTAGTACTCCCTCCAGCACTGAGTAGACTCCTGCCGTACCGGCACCGCAGTATCTTTCAAACACAAGGTGATCTATGGATAGGCCGTATCCTCCATCGTCACTGCTTGAACTGCCCGGCCTTGGTATCCGCTTGGCTCCAGCCTTTGAAGTATGGGAATGGCTTCAAGCCGAGATTCTCGCCGCCACCGGCAGCATCCATAACGAAGACCACGGCCATCTGATCGACGCCAACATCGGTGTGCTCTGGGCATCTTCCGGATTTGCCAAGCAGGGGCGGGTGGTTCTGGGCCAGGCCGAGCAAGTCATGTTCCGCGCTGGCGGCTGGCAGAAAGCTCGCCAAGAGCAGCAGATGCGTGACTGGTTCGGCGAAGAGCCTGAGTTCCTGATCACCCTTGCCGCTGACTACTGCGCCCAATGCTCCGACGCCGAGTTCTGCGCCCTGGTCGAGCACGAGCTTTACCACATCGCCCAGGCGACCGATCAGTACGGCGCCCCCAAGTTCACTCAAGAAGGTCTCCCGAAGCTACAGATGCGCGGACACGACGTTGAAGAGTTCGTCGGTGTAGTCCGCCGCTATGGAGCAGGGGAAGACGTTCAGCAGCTGATCGACGCTGCAAGTCGGCCGCCAGAGGTGGCCAAGATCAACATTTCGAGGGCCTGCGGAACCTGTCTGCTCAAGTCGGCGTGATTCTGGACAGGCTCTGGACGGATGAAAGCCTATGGCAGCCCTCAGCAACGACGTGAAGGCCTTTATCGTTCAGGCCTTGGCGTGCTTCGACACGCCTTCACAGGTGGTAGAGGCGGTCCAGAAAGAATTCAGCATCGCAGTGTCCCGCCAGCAGGTGGAGACGCACGATCCCACGAAGTACTCCGGCAAGGGTCTAGCCAGGCGCTGGGTGGCCTTGTTCGAGGACACACGCAAGCGGTTCCGCGAGGAAACAGCCGAGATTCCCATCGCAAATAGAGCGTTCCGGCTTCGCGGCCTAGGGCGAATGGCCGAGAAGGCCGAGAACATGCGCAACCTAGCGCTGACTGCCCAGCTGTATGAGCAGGCAGCCAAGGAATGCGGGGACATGTATGTCAACCGCAAGATCGAACCCGACAGACCCCTGGGCTCCCAGGCAGATCAGCCGCACGCCGTTGCTGAGTACAAGCTGGAGCCAGACGAAGGTGTCCCGACTACCCCGTACCTATGACCCGCCGGTGAAGCTGACGCCGAAGCAGGCGAACATCTACGTGTGGGGCTTCCAGCCGCAGGCGCGCTTCCGTGATGCGGTATGCGGGCGTCGGTTCGGCAAGACCTTCCTCGGCAAGGCTGAGATGCGCCGCGCGGCCAGGCTGGCTGCGGAGTGGGGCGTGAGTGTCGAGGATGAGATCTGGTATGGCGCGCCGACGTTCAAGCAGGCTAAGCGGGTTTTCTGGCGCCGATTGAAGCAGGCAATCCCTGAGGCATGGCGCGCAGCCCGGCCGAACGAGACCGAGTGCTCGATCACCCTCAAGTCCGGTCACATCATGCGTGTGGTCGGTCTGGACAACTACGACAACCTGCGGGGCTCTGGCCTGTTTTTCGTCCTTGTGGATGAGTGGGCAGACTGCCCGTGGGCGGCCTGGGAGGAAGTGCTGCGGCCGATGCTTTCGACCTGCAAGTACACGATTCCGCAGACCGGTGAGTCGCGCAAAGGCGGGCATGCGCTGCGGATCGGCACCCCGAAGGGCTTCAACCACTGCTACGACACCTACCGCGACGGGCAGCCGGGCGGGGAGCCCGACCATAAGAGCTGGCAATACACCTCATTGCAGGGTGGCAACGTCCCGGCTGATGAGCTGGACGCCGCCCGGCGCAAGATGGACCCCCGCACGTTCCGCCAGGAATACGAGGCCGGGTTCGAGAACTATGCCGGGGTCGTCTACTACACCTTCGACCGCGCGGAGTGCCGCACGAGCGAGCGGATCAAGCCAGGCGAGGCCATACACATCGGCATGGACTTCAACGTCATGAAGATGGCCGCCGTCGTGTATGTGGTCCGTGACGGCTTGCCGATGGCGCTGGATGAGTTCCATTCAGTGCGCGACACGCCGGAGATGATCGAGAAGATCAAGGTTCGATTCTCTGGTCACAGCGTTTCCGTGTACCCGGACGCCAGCGGCCAGAACACCAGCAGCAAGAACGCCAGCGAGTCGGATCTGTCGCTGCTCAAGAAGGCCGGCTTCACCGTCGTGGTTGACTCGCAGAACCCCGGCGTGAAGGACCGCATCAACGCGGTCAACGCCATGTTCCTCAACACCTACGGAGAGCGGCGCATGAAGGTCAACATTGACCAGTGCCCGCAGCTCACCCAGTGCCTGGAGCGGCAGACGTACACCGACAAGGGCGAGCCGGACAAGGACCCCAAGAAGGGGCACGACCACATGAACGACGCCGCCGGCTACTTCATCGCCAAGCGGTTCCCGATCAAGACTCAGTCCGCCGGCACTCGCCGCATCGGAGGTTTGGCGTAATGCCTGTTCAATCCACCAACCCAGACTACGACGCTCACATCGAAGAGTGGCGGATGATGGACGACGCCCTGGAAGGCGAGGGCGCCATCAAGCGCAGTCCGCGCAACCTGCCCAAGCCGAGCGGCATGACCGAGGCCGAGAAGCTTGACGGCGCCGGCAATGCCTATCTGTACCTCAACTACACCGCCCGGGCTCAGTACGAGCACTGGGTACGGGATTCGCTGCGCTCGATGATGGGCCTGGTATCACGGCTAATACCCGAGGTGAAGCTACCCACGGGGTTGAAGGGGCTGGAGGACAACGCCACGGCCGATGGCTTCGGTCTGACCCAGCTGTTCCTGCGGATCGTGCGCCAGGCCATCTCCCATGGTCGCGTGCCGCTGGTGGTCAACATCGATGACGCGGGCCAGCCGTACTTCGCGACCTACGCGGTGCGCAACGCCATCAACTGGGACACTGCCGACCAAGGCGGTCGGCAGGACTTGGTGCTGTCGGTTTTCCGTGAATTCAGGCGCAAGGAGCAGGACCGCTACAGTCACGAGTGCGAGACGGTGTACCGTGAGTTCTACATGGACGGTGCGGTCTGCCGCACAGGTGTACGCAATGAGGCCGGCGAGCTGATCGAGGACGACCGTCCGCTGGGCGCCGTCGACGGCAGCAACAACCTAGTGCGCGGCCTGGGCTACATCCCGGTCATCTACTGCGGCTCTACCGACAACTCGCCGGACGTGGACGAGATCCCGCTACTGACCATGGCCCGGGCAGCCCTGAAGTCCTACCAGCTCAGCGCTGACTACTTCACCGCACTGCATCAGACCAGTCACCCGCAGCCGTGGGTGTCCGGCTTGGATGAGAGCGTTGAGCTCAGCGTCACTGGGCCATCGGCAGCTTGGGACCTTGGCCCCAATGGGGCGTGTGGCTACCTGGAGTTCCAGGGCGCCGGTATCCAGGCTGTTCGCACCGCCATGGAAGATCAGAAGAACGCCGCCCTTGAAGCTGGCGCCAAGGTCATGGACGTCTCGGGTACCGAATCGGGCGAGGCCCGCAAAACCCGCCAGAACGACCAGCACGCCACGCTGCACAGCATCGTAATTACCGCCGCAGAGGCCATCGAGCAGGCCCTGCGGTACGCCGCAGAGTGGACCGGCTTCAACGCTGACGAGGTGGTCTTCACGGTCAAGCCTGAGTTCGTGATCCCTGATGTCGATGCCCAGGTGCTGGCCGAGCTGCAGAAGAGCGTCATGGCCGGCACCATCAGCGCCGAGACCTACTGGCAGTACCTCACCACCGGCAAGCTGCCTGAGCATCCGTACGACGAAGAGGCCCAACTGATCGGCGACGACCACGGCGCAGGCGGCGTCAACTTGGACAAAGATGATGGCGAAGAAACCGGAGCAGGCAGCGGACGAGAAGCTGCTGGAGCAGATAAGCCGCCACTCGGTACTGCTTGAGCGGCTCAAAGCCGGCGAGGTCAAGAAGTTCGAAACATACCTGCGCCGGGCTGACAGCCATGTCCGCGACCAGCTCACCCGGAGGGAGCTGACCACCTACGGCCGGAGCCGGCTGGAAGAGTTCCTGGGGCGGGTAGGGGGCAAGTTGCTCGATATCTACAAGGCCTTCAGCGACCGGATGCAGTCCGATCTGGTGGACATCGCGCAGTACGAGGCAGCGTTCGAGGGCCGCAGTCTGGCCAAGGCGCTGCTGATCGATGCGGTTATGCCGGCAGACTCGCTGCTCAGGGCGGCGATCAACACGCAGCCCCTGCAGGTGGCTGGCGTAGACGGCGGAAAGCTGCTGAACCCCTTCCTGAGCGGCTGGACCCGCACCGAGTCGGACCGGGTAACCAACGCTATCCGGATGGGCGTCGTGCAGGGCCAGACCAACGCCGAAATAACCCAGGCCATACGCGGCACCGCCGCGCAGAATTTCACAGACGGCGTGCTGGCGGTCACGAACCGAACCGCCCGGGCAGTCGTCCAGACCGCAGTCCAGCATGTAGCCACAACGGCGCGTATGGAAACGCTCAAGGCTAATGCCGAGGTGGTGCCGGGCTATCGGATCGTCGCCACCCTGGACCGAAAAACCAGCGTGCAGTGCAGGAGCCTGGACGGCCGCGAATACGAGATGGGCAAGGGGCCAGTGCCCCCGTTCCACATCCACTGCCGAACCACCATCACGCCGATCACCAGGTTGTCGGCGCTGTTCGGTCAAGGGGCCACAAGGGCAGCCGTGGGCGCGGATGGCGGCGGACAGGTCTCAGCCAGCCTCAGCTACTACCAGTGGCTCAAAACTCAGCCAGCGGCTTTCCAAGACGCCGCGCTGGGGCCGGTGCGCGGCAAGCTGTTTCGCGATGGCGGACTGACTGCCGAGCGTTTCGCCGCGCTCCAGTTGGACAAGAACTTCAAGCCGCTGACGCTGGACCAGCTTAAGGAGCTGGAGCCGTTGGCGTTTGAACGGGCAGGGATGTAGCAATAGGCGTCCTGCCCGTCTTCTCTCGCATCAGTAGTTGATCGTTACCGAGCTGGCGCCGCGAGCCTTGAGTTCTTGGATGATCTGCTCAACGGTGGCTTCAGCAAGCGAGACGTCTCCAATCTGCGCATTTTTGCGTTTCTGCAAGCCCACTCCGCTACCAAAGAGAAGTGCGTCGAGTTTCTCCCAGGTGGACTCACGAGGTGCACAAAAGCACGAATGCTCGGCGTTCTCGTATCGGGAAGGCATCGCTGGGTTGATGCCGATGGCCTTGGCCACCTCGGTGTAAGAGAGCCCCTTAGCTTCGCGAGCTGCTTTCAATGCTGCAGGGAACTTGGGGCTAGTGGGATGCGGAAGAGACATTTCGATTTCCTTGTTGTGTATTAGTATAGCGATAATACAGTATCAGTACAGTATTTCAAGTAAAAATACCTCCTCAGTGATATTGAGGATTTCCAGTGCCCGCCAGGCGGGCCCATCCAATCCCCAGGGGATAGCCACATGCCTTTTGACTTCGACCCGGCCGCCCACGGCCTCACCCTCGACGAAACCCAAACCACCGCGCTGAAGGCAGCGCTGGGCGGTGAGGTGCAGAAATTCCTGGACGGCGAGGTTTCGGGCCTCAAATCCAAGAACCGGGAGTTGATCGACTCCAACAAGACCATCAAGACTGAGTTGGACGGCCTCAAGGGCAAGTTCGAAGGCCTGGATATCGAGGCGGTCAAGGGGCTGCTGGTCAAGGCCGGCCAGGACGAAGAAACCAAGCTGATCGCCGAGGGTAAGCTGGACGAGGTCATCAGCCGCCGCACCGAGCGCCTGCGCACCGACCTGGACAAGCAGGTCAAGGCCGCCAACGAGCGTGCGGACAAGGCCGAAGCCTTCGCCGCCAAGTACAGCGACAAGGTGCTGGCCGATTCCATCCGCGCTGCCGCCATCAAGGCCGGAGCGCTGCCAGAGGCTACCGAGGACATCATCCTGCGTGCCCGAGGCACCTTCAAATTGGGCGAAGACGGCGAGCCAATTGCCACTGACCGTGCCGGCGAAGTCGTGTACGGGAAGGACGGCAAGACTCCGCTGTCTCCTCTCGAATGGGCGGAATCGCTGCGCGAAACCGCTACCCACCTCTGGCCAAGGGCTCAGGGTGCCGGGCAGACCGGCGACAACGGTGGCAAGGCCACGAAGAAATGGGGCGAGTACACCGAGACAGAGCGTGCCGCGATGGCTCGTGACAACCCCGACGCATTCAAAAAACTCCAAGCCACCCGAGGAACCTAACCCATGGCATCTACCCAACTGTCGGACATCTTCGTTGCCGACTACTACGGCACTCTGGAGCCGGTGAACTCTCCGGAAAAGACCGCCGTCTACGAGTCGGGCATCATCACCCGCTCGGCCACCCTGGACAACATCGCCAAGAACGGCCAGGGCACTTCCGAAATCAGCTACTGGCAGGATCTCGACGCCGACGAGGCGCCGAACATCTCCAACGATGACCCTGACGATCTGGGCGCCGTCGGCAAGGCCGAGCAGGGCAGCATGCGCGCCCGGACCCTGTACCTCAACAAAGGCTACGGCGTCTCCGACCTGACTGCTGAGCTGGCCAACTCCGAGCCGATGCAGCACATCCGCAACCGGTTCGGCACCTACTGGACCCGCCAGTGGCAGCGTTACCTGATGGGCGCGGGTCGCGGCATCATCGCGGCGAACATCGCCCAGAACGGCGGCGACATGGTCAAAGATGCGGGCCCTTCGATCAGTGCCAACGCCTTCCAGGACGCCGCCTTCACCGCTGGCGACGCTGCCGACATGTTCGGCGCCATTGGCGTGCACTCGGTGGTCATGAACCAGATGGTCAAGCAGGACATGATCGAGTATCTGCGCGATTCGCAGGGCAAGATCATCCTGGCCACCTACCTGGGCAAGCCGGTCTTCATGGATGACGCCCTGACCTACGCGCCGGGCCAGTTCCTCTCGCTGTTCTTCGGCCAAGGCGCCTTCGGCTACGGCGAGGGCGACCCGCACATGCCGGTCGAGATGCAGCGCAAGGCCGATGGCGGCAACGGCGGCGGTGCCGAGGTGCTGTGGGAGCGTAAGACTTACATCCTGCAGCCGGCCGGCTTCAGCTGGCAGGGCAGCGAGAACCGCAACCTGAGCCCGACCGCCGCCCAGTATGCCTCGGCGGCCAACTGGAAGCGCGTCTTCGACCGCAAGCAGGTTCCTTTCGCCGCAGTCATCAGCGGCACTGCCACCCCTTGACCCCATGATGCGGGGCGCCGGCTTGGCGCCCTGCGCAGGAGATCAGCATGAAAGTCATCTACACCAACACTCCGGGCAGCGAGCGCGGCACCTGCTATCGCCGCCTGGACCAATTCTTCGGCGTGATCGACGGCGCTACCTCGGTATCCGTGCAGGGCGAGGCTCCGCACATCAGCGAGGCCTACCAGCGTCAAGGCATCAGCGTGAGCGAGATCGAGGAGGGGCTGCGCCTGGATGGCCCGACCATCGCTCAGTGGCTGGAGCAGGGCTACAAGGCATCGGCCTACCCACCTGCAGGCTATGCCGCCACCAGCACTGCGGCAGAGATCACGAAGGCGCTGGAGGATGAGGGCGACGGCGATCCAGAAACCGACCCTCACAAGATGAAAGTGCCGGAGCTCAAGGAGTGGCTGACGGCCCAGGGCATCAACTTCGATCCAGCCCTCAACAAGCCCGAGCTGCAGGCCCTGATCCCGTCGAAGGAATAAGCCATGACCGACTTCATCACTGTTGCTGATGTTGACCAGAAGCTCGGGCAGGGCTGGGCAGGCGACGGTGATGCTGTCCTTGCCGTATCCATGGCAAATGCCTGGCTCACGGCCAAGATCAAGCGCCCGGTGCCAGACCCGGTGCCGGATGCCATCGTGACTGCCGGTGCGCAGGTGGCCAAGCTGGCCGCAGCCGGCAAGCTCTACAAAGACACCCAGCGCGAGGTGCAGAGCAAGTCGGTATCGGCCCAATCTGGCACCTCAACCAGCAAGACCTTCGTCGCGGGCTCCGTCGACCGCTCAGCTGGCGAAAACTTCGCCCTCGACCTCATCGCTCCATGGATCCGCCGCTCTGGCACCGTGATGCTCAAGCGAGTGTGATTGCGATCAGTCCCGCCACCCCTGGTTGAGCTCATCGTTGAACCATCGCTGTGCCTCGTCGCTGGCCGGCATCTCGCTCCTGAAATCCAAGTAATGGCCAAACCCGCGGCTGCGTAGCCAGGTCTTGAAATCTCCAAAGCTTGGATGCCATTCGGGCGTCTGGGGCTGGGTCGCTGCCCATTCATGGGCCAGTTGGCGGATGGCAGCTTCGCATTCAGCTTTTTTCATGTCCGTTCTCTCCGAGGGAATAGGCAGGAGTGTATTTCACATGGGCATGCGCGAAGAACTTCAGGCCGAACTGGCGGAAGCGTTCGATGATCCAGATGGCCTGGCCGACACGGTGAAAGCCGTGGCTGGTTCCCGCACGGTGAAGGGTGGATACGACCCCGAGATCGGCGGCACCGTCCCGGCCTCGACTATCCATTACACCGGACGCGGCGTGTTCGGCAGCTATTTGGCCAAGGAGATCGACGGCACACGCATCCAAACCGAGGACGTGAAGCTGCTGGTGCTGCAGAACGAACTGTTCGAGGGCCAGGCTGGCGCTGTTACCGATGTACCGGCGGCGCCCAAGATCGGCGATCAGGTGAGCGGCTACCGCGCGCTCAACGTTTCCGAGGATCCGGCCCAGGCGACCTGGACCATTCAGCTGAGGAAGTGACATGGCGCGCGGCTCACACATGGCCCAGCGGTACGGCGGGCAGCAGGGTGGATTCGCGGAGGCAATACGGGCGTTCGCCGAGCAGGCTGAGCAAGCACTGGACTCCACCTTCCGCGAGATCGTGATCGAGATCGGCAGCAGCGTTGTCCGCATGTCGCCAGTAGGTAATCCGGAGCTGTGGGCGGCAAACGTTGCACACCGGGCCAAGGCCAACAAGGCTGCTGACGACTACGACTTTAAGGTCGCGGTGCGCAACACCCTGATCAACCTGACCCAGGACAACTTCACCAAGGCCGGCAAGCTGCGTAAGGGCGTGAAGTACGCGAAGCCGCTGACCAAGACCGAGCGTGTGCAGAACTTCGCCACCAATGGCCTGGTAGCAGGTCAGGGTTACGTCGGCGGACGGTTCCGCGGCAACTGGCAGTTCTCCATCGATTCGCCGGCGACTGAGGAGCTCGACCGAGTAGACCCGTCGGGCAGCGAGGCCATTACCGCCCTCATCACCCAAGTCGAGGCCCTGACCATTGGTCAGACCGCGTACATCGTGAACAACCTGCCGTACGCCATTCCGCTCGAGTATGGACATTCAACGCAGGCACCGGCCGGCATGGTCCGGATCACGCTCGCGAACTTCCAGCGCATCGTCGACGAAGCTATCAGGAACAACAGCGTATGAGCCAAGCAAAGGCCCGGCAAGCCATCGAGATCAAGCTGATGGCCTGGGCCACGTCGCGCCCGATTCGGGTCGCGAACTTCGAACAGGCCTTCGAGGCTCAGCCAGGGGAAACCTACCTGCAAGCCTTTCAGCTGCCCGGAGCAACCAATTGCCGCTACCTGGGCGGCGAGGCCTACGAATACACCGGCGTCTACCAGGTGAGCATCGTGTGCCCAGCAGGCCAGCCTCTGGTAACCGCTGAGAACCTGGTCGACGAGCTTTCGAGCCTCTTCCGGGTTGATTCGGCGCTCAGTCGCAACGGCTTCGAGGGCCTGGTCACCGAACCGATAGAGCAGGGTCCGACCATCACCGAGTCGGCGACCTACACGGTCCCGGCCAGCTTCACCTACCGCGGCGTCGCGGACCAACCGCCCGCTGGGGCATAACCATCCGCCGCCCGGCGGGCTATCAAGAGGAAACACAACATGGCCGCACGCTTCCCGCTGCCAAACGGCGCCGTGCTGGAAATCGCACGCGTCATCGGCGCCGCCGTCCCATTCACCGCGCTGTCCAACGCCAAGCCGCCGGTCGCGACCGCAGTCGGCCACAACATCGCGAACGGCGACATTCTGCTGGTTAACTCCGGTTGGGCACTGATCAACGACCGAGCCGTCAAGGCTTCCGGTGTCGCCGCCGACGCCTTCTCCTTGGCCGGCCTGGATACCAGCGACGCCGAATTCTTCACCGCTGGCGCAGGCGTCGGCTCCGTTCTGCCTGTGTCGGACTGGGTGCAGATCTCCAAGGTGACCGGGTTCAACTCCGCAGGTGGTGAGCAGCAGTACACCACCGTCGGGTATCTGGAGGATGACGACGACAAGCAGTATCCGTCGAACCGCAACCCTCGGTCACTGACCATCGCGGTTGAGGACCAGCCCAGCGCTGCCTACGTCGAAACCGTCGAGGGCTACGACGCCTCGAAAGAGCTGACCGTGATCCGCATGAAGCTCCGCAACGGCGACCAGATCCTGTACCCGGGCTACGTCAGCATCACCCCCGACCCGACCATGGAGCGGAACAACGTGATGACCCGCACCATCAGCGTAGGCCTGTCGGCTCGCTCGATTCGTTACCTGGCTGGCGCTTAAGGAGCACTCATGGCGAAGATCAAGATCGCGCAGAACCCCACTTTCGCTGCCGTAGTGGAGGTTCCGCGCATTGGCGCCGAGCCGGCGCCCGTTGAGTTCCAGTTCCGCTACATGGATCGCGTGGCCCTGTCCGCTATGTTCGATCGCTGGAACAAGGCGCGCGACGCCTGGGCGGAGAAGGCTCAGAAGGACGGGGCGACGTGGGAGGAGGCCACCACTGGTGAAATCGCCCTGCAGGCCGAACAGCTAGGCGAGATCGTCACTGGCTGGGACCTGGAGGACGAGTTCAGCGCCGAGGCCATCACCGAGCTTGTGCGCACCTGCACCGGCGCGCCGAAGGCGGTCGTCGATGCCTTCCAGGCCGCCTACAGCCCGGCCCGCTTGGGAAACTGAGGGCGGCGGCCCGGGCCTGCTACGAGCGGGGCCCTACCGCCGACCAACTTGCGGCCTTGGGACTGACCCCAGAAGACATCGATGAAGAAGAGGTGGAGGTCTGGCCGGATGCGTGGCCAGCCTTCCGCCTGTTCGATGCCTTGGGCACGCAGTGGCGGGTGGCTTCGGGCGGTCCGTCCGGCCTGGACTACACCGCCATTCCAGCAACGGCCGCAATGCTCGGCATCAAGCGCCGCGACCTCACCGACATTTTTCCCGATCTCCGCGTCATGGAGGTTGAGGCCTTGGCCGTCCTGGCCGAATCCATGGAGTAGATCATGACCACCATTGCCTCTCTCGGTCTTCAGATCGACTCCGGTGATGCCGTCGAGGCTAAGGACAACCTCGACCTGCTGACGGACGCCGGCAAGCGCAGCGAAGAGTCAGCTGGACGAACTGGGCGTGCCTGGGAGACTGCCCTGGGCAGCCTGCAGGGTGACACCCGGCAGATCGTGCAGGAGCTTCAGGCGCTCAACGCCAAGCAGACAGAGCTAGCGCAGCAAATGGCAACCGTGGGGCGAGCCGTTACCAGCGCATCCACGGCGTTCAGCAGCGCCGCCGCCAACATGGGGGCTTTTCGGACCGAGGCCGCGCAGGCGGGCAAGGTGCAGGAAGCGCTGACCAGCGCTACTGACGCTGGCGCCCAGGCTGGGCGGCGCGCTGCCGAATCTGCCGACGAGCAGCAGGCAAGGATTCTGGCTGTGGCCAAGGCCTCGCTGGAGGCCAGTCAGTACGTTCAGTCGCTGAACCGGGCGACCGAGCAGAGCGCCGAGGTTACCGCCCAGGCGAACGCCGTGCTTTCGGACAGTGCAAGCCGTCAGGCCGCCATCAACAGCCGGGCCCAGGCCCTCATCGCCACGGAGGAGCGTCAGGCTGAGGCGGCGAGGAATGCCGCCGGCGCGCATCGGGAAGAAGGTCAGGCGCTCGAGGAATTGTTGGGCAAGATCGACCCGACCGTCGCAGCAATGAACCGCCTAGACCAGATGGAGCAGAAGCTGAAGGGCTTCCGCACTAGTGGCGCGCTCGATGCGGAGACTTTCGGCGAGTACCAGACGAAGATCGACCAGGCGCGCACCGCATTGGGCGGCGCCGATGTTGCGCTGAACAAGACGGGCATGTCAGCCAAAGCCACCGCAGCAGCCCTGCGCGGCGTACCGGCACAGTTCACCGATATTGTGGTGTCCTTGCAGGGTGGACAGGCTCCGCTCCAGGTACTGCTGCAGCAGGGCGGACAGCTCAAGGACATGTTTGGCGGCATCGGACCGGCTGTGCAAGCCCTTGGCGGCTATGTCCTGGGCCTGGTGAACCCGTTCACCGTCGCGGCTGCAGCGGTTGCCGTGCTTGGATACGCCTACTACTCCGGCAGCGAGGAGGCCGTCGAATTCCAGAAGGCGCTGATCACGACCGGTAATGCCGCCGGCACTACGTCCGACCGCCTATCCGGGATGGCGCGCGAGGTCGCCTCCACTGTTGGCACCACCGGCGCTGCGGCAGAGGTGCTCACCCAGCTGGCCAGCAGCGGTAAGGTAGCCTCTGCCAGCTTCGTCGAGATCACCGAGGCCGCACTGGTGTGGCGATCGGCAACCGGCAAAGCCGTCGAGGACACCGTGGCCGAGTTCGTGAAGATCGGCAAGGACCCGGTGGCAGCTGCCAAGGACCTCAACGAGCAGTACAACTTCCTGACTGCCTCGACGTACTCGCAGATCGTGGCATTGAAGGAGCAGGGCGACACCATCGGGGCCGCCAAGCTGCTCACCGACACCTATGTCGATACCATCAAAAATCGCAGCAAGGAAGTCACCGAGAACCTCTCGATCTGGGAACGCGGCTGGAAGGCACTGCGGGGCGAGGTCGCTGCAACGGTCGATTCGGTCAAGAACATCGGTCGTGACCAGGATATCGCCAGCCGTATCGTCGAGACGCAGCAACGTCTGGCAGCGGCGCAGAGTGCGGTGAATGGTGATCCTGACGACACCGCAGCACAGAAGAAGCTGACGGACGCCAACCTTGAGCTCAAAGCGCTCATCCAGCAGCGAGACACACAGCAAGCCATCGCGAGGGCCCAGGAGCTCGACGCCCAGCGTCAGCAGGCGGCGATTGTGGCGATTGGTAAGATCGATGCAATGGAAAAGTCAGCCAGGACAAACGCAGAAAAGCGGGCGGATGCGCTGAAGGAGTACACCAAGTCTCTCGAAGCGATCCGCAAAGTCAACCCGGATGATGAGCGGCTGAAACCCGAGAACATCGCTCGGGTGCAGGCTGACATCGCCAAGCAGTTCAAGGACACCGGCGGGCGCACCACGTCCGTCGACCTTTCCGGCTTCAACGACCAGAAGAACGCCCTGACTGCCATCCTGGCCGAATACAAAAACCACCAGAAGGAGCTGGACGCGGCGCAGAAGGCCGGACTCATCTCGCAGGAGTCGTATGCCGCCCAGCGCGCCGCGATCATTGAGCAGCAGAAGGTCGAGGTCACAAACGCCTACCGGCCACGCGCCGCTGCTGGGTAGGCCATTCGTGCACGGCGCTTGGGACTGCTGGCAGGTCTGCGCAGACTGGTACAAGCGGGAGTGGGGGCTGGAGTTTCCGGCTTACGCCCGGGAGGAGGGGTGGTGGGAGCAGGAGGATGGCCCGAGCCTTTACGAGCAGGCCTACGAGGCCGCTGGGTTCTACCAAGTCAGCCAACCACAGCGTGGCGACATGATCGTCATGGCCGTTGGCCGTACCGCCCACCCGAACCACGCAGGTATCTACCTGGGCGCTGAAGCGCAGCTGCCAGAAGAGCATGTCCAGGTGTTCGGCCCCGGCCCCTTCATGCTGCACCACCTGCTCGGCAGGCCATCAGAAATCATCGTGTTCGGCGGGCCCTGGCTCGACCGGACGCGCCTTGTGTTGCGTCACCGGGACGCGAAGTGAAGCGGCCAGGCCGCAGGAGTGGCTATGAGCAATCAGAAGGCGGATGTCGTGGCCGTGAGCAGGCTTGAAACCAGGATCGACCCAAGGGCAAAAGTCGTTCCCGTGAAGCCGGCGACACCCTGCAGATGGGACGACAGCGAAGTCGTCCCATTGCCACAGGATGGGCCGTGGGATTCACGGGAGTTGCTGTTTGTTGGGTGGTGCTCGCTTGAAGGCACCAAGGTGGAACGCATCAGGACCATTTCAACCAGAGTGGTGACTAGCCCAAGTAAAGGCGATAAATATCTTTCTTGAAATCCAGCACTAGTGCCCCGCATTCAATCGTCAGCATTCCGACAACTAGATCCTCGGTCGCGCTGCTATTACGAAGCGGTACAGAGAAAATGTCCGTCTCCAGCTGTACTTTCGCTTCAGGGAAGTAGATGTGGCATCTATGTTGAGTGCTAGCGATGGAGCCTGCGTTGCATCTTGTGGTGGACGTCCCGATCTGTGGGCATTGGGCCATGCTGATAGCTTCTGCCGTTCCGTAGTTGTAGTCAGCGCCGGTATCTAAAAGTGCGTAAGTTGGGTTCGGGTTTTCCGGCGCTTGCGCTTTCGCCTGAGCATCTTGTGCGTACCGCAAAACTACTTGGACCACAGGGCGCCCTGGGCGACGATCCCGCACCACCCCATTGTCGTCCATAAATTTGACCGGCACATAGCTCAGCCCCTCGGGTAGTGAATAGCTTGACATTGTGTTTCTTGGCTCGATAAGGCCCCAGTCCATGGGCTTTCTGGCAATGGACCAGGGCGGTTCATTGGAGGTGCAAAGCTACTATGGCGAAATGCTGGCGCGTTACTGGCTTTCCATCCACGCTGGATGCCCGGCCAGTTCGGCTGCTACAGTCGCTGGTTTCAAGGGAGGGATCACATGCGAATTCTGTTCGGGGTGGTGGGGCTGGCGTTGCTGGCGGGGTGCGTGTCGCCGAGCGACCTGAAAGGTAATTCTCCAACGACCAAAGCTGTTACCAAGAAGTCGCCAAAGGAGTACGCGCTATGTGTATTCCCTCAATGGCAGGATGCTCGATCTGAAGCGACCATGTCAGAGACTCAGAATGGCTACCGTCTAGTCATTGCTGCGATGAACCTGACAGACGAATTGCTTGAGGTCTCTAAGACGGGCACGGGTAGCTCGGTTGTATTCTATCAGCGGGTTCCATGGATGCCAGGTGTCGGGCGTTCCGCGATAGAGGGTGCAGTAAAATCGTGCCTTTGATGTAACACCACCTATCAACCGCCTCCGGGCGGTTTTTTATTGCCCGGAGGAAAGTATGGCTGCAACGGTTGCGCATTACGCGCAGATGACAACGATCAAGCTTTCCGGCTCGCTGGCTCAGAAATTTGGCCGTGCGCATTGCCGCCAGTTGGATAGTGGAGAGGGGTGGGAAGCGTTCAAAGCGTTGCGCGTTACTCTTCCCGGCTTCGTGGAGGAGATCAGACGGCTTGATGCCCTGGGAGTCCGCTTCGCCGTCTTCCGCAACCGAAAAAATGTAGGCGCCGATGACCTTGGGCGCCGTGGCACCAAAGAAATCCGCATTGTTCCCGTGATCGGCGGGAGCAAGCGCGGAGGTCTTCTTCAGACGATCATTGGAACCGTAATCTTCGCCGCGTCGTTTTTCGTTCCTGGGATGCAGGGGTGGGGGCAATCCCTCGGAGCATCACTCGCCTTGGGCGGCGTCATCCAGATGCTAAGCCCCCAAGCAAAGGGCCTATCCCAGAGCGCCGCCCCTGAAAACCTACCGAGTTACGCCTTCGGCAGCGCCAAAAACACCACGGCCAGCGGCAACCCTGTTCCGATCTGCATCGGCGAACGTCGCTGGGGCGGGGCGATCATCTCTGTGTCGATTCGTGCCGAAGACAAGAAGTAGCCACGGCTGAACGAACAAGCCGCCTCCGGGCGGTTTTTTATTGCTTGGAGATAAGTATGGGCGCAGCACAGCACCTGGACATCGCTGGCGCGAAAGGCGGCAGCAGCAAGCCGAAGACGCCTGTTGAGGCGCCGGACAGCCTACAGTCGACCAACATCGCGAGCATCCTGCTAGCCGTGGGGGAAGGGGAATTCGACGGCACGCCAACTGACCGTGACATTTACCTCGACAACACACCGATCATGGATGTCAGCGGCAACGTGAACTTCCCGGGCGTGAGTTGGGAGTGGCGTACAGGCAGCATCGATCAGGAATACATCAAGGGTATTCCTGCAATCGAGAACGAGAACACGGTTAACGTCGAGCTGCGTAGCGAAAACCCATTCACGCGCGCTCTGAGCAACACCCAGCTTTCGCGCCTACGCCTTCGCTTCACCTGGCCTCGCTTGGCCAGCCAGGACAGTAGTGGCAACACCAACGGGTATCGTATCGAGTATGCGATCGACATCGCTACCGACGGCGGTGCCTATGTCGAGGCTCACCGTGGCGCAGTGGACGGCAAGACCACCAACGGCTATCAGCGCTCCGTCAGCGTCGACCTTCCAGCCAGCACTTCGGGCTGGATGTTCCGTGTCCGTCGGATAACGCCGAACCAGAACAGTGGCACTGTAGCCGACACTATGACTATCGCCGGCTACACCGAAATCATTGACGAGAAACTGCGCTACCCCAACACCGCGCTCCTGTACATCGAGTTTGACGCCCAGCAGTTCCAGAACATCCCTGCGGTAACCGTGAAGTGCAAGGCCAAGCGCTGGCCGGTGCCGACCAACTACGATCCCGTTGCACGCACCTATACCGGCGTATGGGACGGCACCTTCAAGCAGGCCTGGACCAACAACCCGGCCTTTGTGACTTACGGCCTGTGCGTCGAGGATCGTTTCGGCCTAGGTAAGCGCATCAAGTCGTGGATGGTCGACAAATGGGAGATGTACCGCATCGCCCAGTACTGCGACCAACTGGTGCCGAACGGGCAGGGCGGCCAGGAGCCGCGTTTTTTGTGCGACATGAACCTGCAGGGTCGCGCTGAGGCTTGGACGCTGCTGCGCGACCTGTCGGCTATCTACCGTGGCATGGTGTACTGGGCTCACGGCTCGTTGTTCATGCAGGCGGACATGCCGCGCGCCCAGGACATCGACTACGTCTTCACCCGGGCCAACGTCATCGATGGCGAGTTCGTGTATGGCGGCGCCGAGCGCAATACGCACTACAGCCGCGCCCTGGTCAGCTACGACAACCCCGCCAACAACTATGACACCGACGTCATCCCGGTGACCGACCTGGCGCTCCAGCGCCGGTACCGTGACCGTCCGGTGGAAATTTCGGCCATTGGCTGCACCCGCGCCTCCGAGGCACAACGCCGCGGTAAGTGGGCACTACTGAGCAACAGCCAAGATCGCACCGTCACCTTCAAGACTGGTATGGAGGGCCGGATCCCGCTGCCTGGCTATGTCATTCCAGTGGCAGACGAGCTGGTGGCCGGCCGTCCAAACGGTGGTCGGATATCGTCGGCGGCCGGGCGCGTCGTGACGCTGGACCGTGACACGCCTATCAAGGTCGGCGACCGCCTGATCCTGAACCTGCCAAACGGAACCGCCCAGGCGCGTACCGTGCAGTCGGTTGCTGGGCGTGCAGTGACGGTGACCACCGCGTATGGCGTGCAGCCGGAGCCGGAACTGCAGTGGGCGATTGATTATGACGACCTGGCGGTCCAGCTGTTCCGGGTGTTGAAGACTACTCGCACCCAAGAAGGCGACTACGAGATCACCGCCCTTGAGTTCAATCCGAGCAAGTTTGCGGCGATCGATACAGGCGCCAAGCTGGATGAGCGTCCGATCAGCGTCATACCTGTGACGACCGTCCTGCCACCGGCCAGCGTTACCCTGACCTCGGTTTACGCCGTGGACCAGGGAATTGGGGTCAACACCATGACCATCGCATGGCCCGCAGTGCAGGGGGCCGTGGCCTATGACGTCGAGTGGCGTAAGGACAACGGCAACTGGGTCCGCGTGCAGCGCACCGGCGCTGCATCTGTTGATGTGGTGGGTATCTACGCTGGTGCCTATCTGGCTCGCGTGCGCGCGGTTAGCTCATTCGACATCACGTCGATCTGGCGCGACTCCAGTCTCACCGAGCTGAAAGGGAAGGTCGGACTGCCTCCGGCAGTTGCATCGCTTTCGGCCACGCCTCTGGTTTATGGCACACGGCTGAACTGGGCGTTCCCAGCTGGCGCGGAAGATACCCAGCGCACGGAGATCTGGCAGAGCCCGACGACCTTGCGTGATGATGCCGCCAAGCTGGGCGACTATTCCTATCCGCAGGCCGAGCACGAAATTCATGGTCTGGCTGCGGGTGTTTCTTTCTACTACTGGGCTCGCCTGGTGGACCGCAGTGGCAATGTGGGGCCTTGGTATCCGGCGGGCGTCGGGGTAAACGGGCAGTCCAGCAGCGACCAGTCCGAATATGAGGAGTACTTCAAGGACAAGATCAGCAATGGCGCCTTGTACCCCGCGCTTCGGGAGGAGATCTCGCTGATCTCGGGGCCGCCGACCCAGGCCGGCTCAGTTGCTCAGCGCCTTGCTGCAGAGGCAACTGCTCGCGGGCAAGCCATTGCGGCCGAGGCCACCGCCCGGGGTCAGGCCATCGCGGCTGAAACGTCGGCTCGCAACCAGGCGATCGCCGCTGAGGAGGTCGAGCGCAACAAGGCGATCGCAGTCGAAACCCAGGCGCGGACCAAGGCGATCGGCGATGAGTCTGCTGCCCGTGCCCAGGGCTTGCTGTCGGAGGCCCAGGCGCGCGGCGCGGCGATCACCAGCGAAGCGCAGGCTCGTCAGTCGGCAGATGAATCGCTGAGCCAGAAGATCGAAACCGTCACGGCTTCGGCTGGCAACAATGCCGCGGCGATCCAGACGGAGGCCACTACCCGGGCCAATGCCGATTCGGCGCTTGGTGAGAGCATTGCCATCGTGGCGGCCAACACAGCTTCCAACGCTGCCGCGATCAGCAACGAGACTACTGCGCGGACCACCGCCGACGCCGCCATGGCTTCGCAGATCGCTAGCCTGCGCGCCGAGTCTGGCGGGTTTGACTCGACGCTGAACTACGGCTTTGCCTCGAGCGTAGAGGGCTGGTCTGGCACTCGCTGCACGCTCACCGTCGAAAATGGTCGGCTGATCGTGACCAACGACAGCGCTGGGGCTTACCTCAATTCGCCGCTGGTGGCGATTAAGGGTCGGGACCATGACCGCCTCCGCTGCCGGATCACCCGGCGCGCGGGTACCGGCTGGACTGGCCAAGTGTCCTACGCCACGGCCGGGCACGGTTCGTCGACCGCGTACAACAAGATCATCCCGAACCCTGGCCTGGCGGTCGGGCAGACCATGGTGCTCGAGTGGGACATGTCGCAGCTGACCAATGGCGGCAGCGACTGGTCGGACAGCACGATCACCAGGTTCTACCTGTGGATCAGCGGCACTGCGGGTGATGTCTTCGAAATCGACTGGATCGCTGTTGGCCAGATCGCGCCGTCGGCGTCGGTCGCTTCGGTTGTGGATGAGCGTACCGCCCGGATCAGTGGCGATGAGGCGAACGCCTCTGCCGTCACCGCGCTGGGCAGCAGCCTGACCACTACCAACCAGAACGTCACCGCCGCCCAGCAGGCCGCCCAGGACGCGGCCACGCTGGCGGGTGGCAAAGGCAAGGTGCTGGTGCAGGAGACTGCACCGGCCGCTGCCGACCGCCTGGAACAGAACCTGTGGATCGATACCACCAACAACTCCAACACCCCAAAACGCTGGAACGGTACCGCCTGGGCGGCTGTCACGGACAAGGTGGCCACGGATGCTGCTGCGGCTGCACAGTCGGCACTGTCGCAGCTGGCTGGCAAAGCCGACGCTTCGGCGCTGCAGGCGCTTAGTACTACGGTGACCAACCAGGGCACCACTCTGTCGAGCCAGGGCAACAGCATCACCGAGCTCAACAGCAGCCTGCAGACCACCAACGGCAACGTCACGACAGCTCAACAAGCGGCTCAGGCAGCGGCCGACCTGGCGGGTGGCAAAGGCAAGGTGCTTTTTTCAACACCGGCCGTAGCTGACCGGAAGGCGGAGAACCTGTGGATCGATACCACTAACAACGCCAACACCCCGAAGCGCTGGAACGGCACCGCTTGGGTGGCTGTGACGGACAAGGCGGCAACGGATGCCGCTGCTGCCGCTGCCAGCGCGCTGGCGCAGGTGGCGAAGAAGGCCGATGCCTCGGCGCTTCAGGCGCTTAACTCGACTGTGACCAGCCAGGGCACCACCCTGACCAGTCAAGGTACGGCGCTCACCCAGCTCAAGGCCTCGATCGGGCAGCAGCCTGACAACTTGATCCTTCGCGGCAGCTTCGAGGATGGATTGGTCGATCCATGGACGAACAACCCAGGCATCACCAATATCTCGGCGCATCCTTCGGCCGGGAAGGGTATCTCGTTCTACGACAACAGCTTCTGCGGTGTGGGATTCAACGTCCTGACCAAGGGCGGTGAGCAATTCGACCTAGCGGCCGATATCTGGCCGAACTACATGACGGCGGGACAGACCACCCGCTTGCAGATGCAGTTCTACGACAAGGCCAACAACAACCTCGGATACTTCACTGCGTTCACGGTGCCGGCAGGGACTGGCGGCTTCAAAACCTCCACCGGCCGCATCACTGCGCCGGAGGGGGCGGTCTCGGCCCGATTCGTGACGCGGACTGAGCCGGCGGACGGTACCGGCCGCTCACTGTGGTGCAACATCCTGGCGCGCCGGGTGACGGCGGCTGACGCGGCCAATGCTGAAGCGGTAAGCAACCTCAGCAGCACGGTCACCCAGCAGGGCACCACACTGACCAGCCATGGCCAGGCCCTGACCCAGCTGAACAACGACCTGCAGAGTGTTGCGCAGGGCAAGGCAGACGCTTCGGCCTTGCAGACTCTGAGCAACACGGTCACTAGCCAGGGCAACACCCTGAGCAGCCAAGGCGTGAGCATCACCCAGCTGAACAGTGGCCTGCAGACCACTAATGGGAACGTCACGACGGCTCAACAAGCGGCTCAGGCAGCGGCCGACCTGGCGGGTGGTAAAGGCAAGGTGCTTTTCTCAACGCCGGCCGTAGCTGACCGGAAGGCGGAGAACCTGTGGATCGATACCACTAACAACGCCAACACCCCGAAGCGCTGGAACGGCACCGCTTGGGTGGCCGTGACGGACAAGGCGGCAACAGACGCAGCGGCGGCGGCTGCCAGCGCCTTGGCGCAGGTGGCGACCAAAGCGGAGGCTGCCGCGCTACAGACGTTGAGTAACACCGTGACCAGTCAGGGCAATACGCTGACCAGCCAGGGTAATGCGCTCACCGGGCTGCAGGCGTCGATCGGCAGTCTGGCAGGCAATGGGGCCAACTTGCTCGACAGCGCGTACAGCTGGCTGGCCTCGACGACGCTGCCGCCGCTCAGCGGCCAGTTGCTTACCCGCGCTGGTGTGGCTGTACCGGAAGCCGACTCCGGGTTCGGCCTGCGCCTGGTAACCACGGAGGCGAACAACATCTTCGCCTACGTGACCTTGGCGTCGTCGAACAGCGCCGCCGGGTTCAACATGCGAGTGGAAGCTGGTACCTACCTGGTGTCGATGAATGTCAAAGGAGACACGGCCGGCCAGATCATGGCCAACCTGTACGACGGCGTCACCTCCCGCTCGGCCACGCTGAACTACACCACCGACCGCCAGAGGCTGACTTTCGTCATCACGATCACCGGCAGCTCCAAAGTCGGCCTGCTGATCTACCCGAACCGCCACAACGCCGCGAGCGCTGCGATCGTGGTGGACTCGATCATGGTCGAGAAGCGAGTGGGCGAGAGCAACACCCCGTCGCCATTCGTGGCGGGGCCGACGGCGCGGGCAGCAGGTGCACTGGCGGCCGCCCAACAGGCCCTGGATGTTCGGGTGACGCAGACTGAGAGCGGCTTGTCCTCGACCAGCGCTGCTGTCACCACCTTGAGCAACAGCTTGCAAACCACCAACGGCAACGTCACCACCGCCCAACAGGCGGCGCAGGCGGCTGCTGATCTGGCGGGTGGCAAAGGCAAGGTGCTTTTCGCCACGCCGGCCGTTGCTGACCGGCAAGCGGAAAACCTGTGGATCGATACCACCAACAACGGCAATACCCCAAAACGTTGGAACGGTACTGCTTGGGTGGCTGTGACCGACAAGGTGGCCACGGATGCCGCCGCAGCAGCACAGTCAGCGCTGACGCAACTGGCCTCCAAGGCGGATGCATCGGCGCTGCAAACCTTGCAGTCGACGGTCACCAGTCAAGGCAACACGATCAACAGCCAGGGCACCTCGTTAACCCAGCTGAAGGCTTCCCTAAGCCAGCAGCCGGACAACCTGGTGCTGCGCGGCACGTTCGAGGACGGTCTGGTCGATCCATGGACGGGTAACCCGGGCATTGCGGGATTGACGGCGCACCCGTCCGCGGGCAAGGCGATTGCTTTCTATGCCAACAGCTTCTGCGGTACCGGGCGATTCATCATCTCGGGAGGCGAGCAGCTGGACTTGTCGGCGGATGTGTACCGCGCCTACATGACGGCAGGGCAGACCGGCAACTTCCAGGTGCAGTTCTTCGACAAGACGGACACCAACCTGGGCTACTTCAACGCCTTTACCTTCTCGGCGGGCGGCGGCTTCCAGACGTTCTCCGGGCGACTCACGGCGCCGGCAGCAGCTGTATCGGCGCGCTTCGTCACGCGGATCCAGCCAGCAGACGGTACCGGGCGTGCGCTGTGGTGCAACATCGTTGCCCGCCGGGTAACCGCAGCTGATGCGGCCAACGGCGAAGCGATCAGCACCCTGGGCACCACGGTGACGCAGCAGGGCACGACGCTTACCAGCCAAGGGCAATCGCTGCTGAGCCTGACCAATCGCATGACCGATGCCGAAGGCGTGAACAGTGCCCAGGCAGCGGCCATCAGCCAGATGGACACGACGGTCAAGCAGCAGGGCACGGCGATCACGGCGGCCGCCACCCGCTTGGACGGGCTGTATGTCCAGGTGAACCCGGAAATGGAAGGCGACAGCACCAGTCTGGCCGGCGCCACGGGTGGTCTGGTGGGGGTGTGGACTGAGCAGTCGGCTCGGATCGAGGATGGTATTGCCATTGGGCGGCAAGTTGAAACTGTCCAGGCGCAGATGGGCCAGACCAATGCTTCGGTGCAGCAGGTCAGTGAAGTGGTTGCAGGTGTTGATGGCAGGGTGTCGGCCATGTCTTCCTGGAAGACCGAGACCAATGCCAATGGTAAGAAGGTGGCCACCGGCATCATCCAAGGAAGTGATGGGGCGGTTGGGGAGATCCTGCTGTCGGCCGACCGTGTGGCAATCATCAACGGGTTGAACGGGCCAGAGTCGAGTTTGTTCGTGTTCCAGGATGGCCAGCTGTTCTTGAACTCTGCATTGATCAACCAAGCGTTCATCCAGAGTCTGGTTGTGGGTATGACGCTTCGGTCCCAGGCGGTCAACTCGCAGGGGCTGCCACTGATCGAAATCAATCTGGCTTCAGGATCGTTCACTGTGCGCGGCCAGGACGCCAACGGCTCGACACTGCTCAACAACGGCGGCCTGTACGTGTACGACGCCAATGGCACCGAGCGTACAGCAGTAGGGAGGCTTACCTGATGGCTGATTTGTATGGGCTCCGGACGAGGGATGCGGCCGGGGCCATTACGCTGGACACAACGATCACCTCCGTGCGCTCGTTGAAAATGATGCAGGTCGCTGGCAATGGCGCGTTCGACCAATACATAGCTATTCCCGAGATTCAGGCCCAGTCGTTTGTGGTGGTGGATGCGCTGTTTGACGCCGGTGAAAACACCTTCTCTCCACAAGCTTGGTACTCCGCGGGGCAGTTGCAACTAAGGCAGCCCGGCACGCGGACATGGCAGGTGATGATTCTCTCCCAGGGCGGTGAGCCATTCGCGGCTTCCGGATCATACGGCATCAGGGCGGCTAACAACGGCATTCGAACGCAAATTGACGCCATCAACAAGGTGCTGACCGTCCACTCCAATGGGGGCTTCAATATCGGTTTTCAGGGACCTGGTAGCGGTAATCAGATCCAGTGGGGGGATGTGACATTTCCGATCCCCATCACCACGTATGAGCGGCCACTGATATTTCTGAATGCCGAGGACTATATGATGGTGGGGAACTTTTACGTCAAAGGGTCCCCGGGGAACTGGACCGGATTCCGGCTCAAGGCCTACAACAACCAAGTGGCTCACGGTGAAGTAGCGCTGTACCCGATGAATATCAAGTGGTTCTGCGCCAGTTACCAAACACCTGCTGTTTCGGCGGGTATCTATGGGGCTTCAGTGAGGGACGCTTCCGGAGCGCGAACCTTTGTGACATCGGCGAACTTGGCGCTTTTAAACGGCCAACCGGCCAGCAACCAGTTTATCCAGGCAGGGAATCCCATCACAGGCGGTGCCTACTATGCGCCGAGCCAGCAGATGCCGTGGACGGGTAGCTACGAGGACTATGTGTTGGCTAATGCGCTGTTCTCGGTAACCAATATTGAACAGACGGCCCAGCCGTTCCGAGCCAACTTCGGAGGTTTCCTTCCAGGCAATAGGTCGTTGTTGCAGATGTATTGCGACAACGCCTCTGGGATCAATCCACTCACAGCCAACGGGCGAACGCTGTTTGCCTCCCGGCCAATGAAGCCGCTTTAAGGACCTACTATGGCAAAACAAACAATCAACCTCGGGACAGCGCCCACCGGCGCTGGTGGGGATGACCGTCGCAGCGCGTGGCTGAAGGCGATCGCCAACTTCGATGAGCTCTACAACTTCATTGCAACTGCCTTCAACAGAGCCAATATCGTTGGTTCGGTAGGACAGGCCTCCGGAGTTCCGACTGGCGCCGTGCTGCAACGGGGCAGCAATGCCAATGGTGAATTCATCCGCTTTGCAGATGGCACTCAAATCTGCTGGGGGATGGCCAACATGACCCATAACGGAGCGTCGCTTGCGCCGACCAGTGTAGGCATCACGTTCCCGGCAGCATTCACTGGTTTTGTCAGCACAGCTAACCCGAAGATTTCGACGCAGGTCACCATGGCTTACCCCGTTTCGAACAACAGTGTTCAGATCAACCGGCTCAGTGGCTGCGCGACCAGCAATTCCGGGATGCTGATTGAGGGCGCATGGTCGCCTGGTCAATCGTGCTATGTAGGGTGGACTGCTACCGGGAGGTGGTACTGATGAGGCTGCAACTATCCCCCGTGTTCTTCCTGGGGCAGGCGCTAACCGTCTACAAGCAGGGCGACAGCCTGACAATCAATGGCTTGACGCTGGACTTCACCCAGCTGCCAGAAGGCGCCACGCTGCCTGCCGCCGCTACTGGGACCGAATGGATCGTTTCACCGGTGGAGCGTATTGGTGGCGATCTGGTACTTACACTGCTCTTACCTATTCCTGACGAAGCGGACCAGGCGGCGCGATATCCAGCGGATATCGTGACACCGGCTGATGGCTTGGTCGAGCTGCCGATCCCTGACGCAGAACAGCCCGCGCCTGCTCAGGGCTATGCGGCCATCGATTGGAGCCAGGTAGTCACCGCTGAGGACAAGACCCAAGCCGCTATTGAGCAACTGCGGACGACGGCCATGGCCGAGATTGCCCAACGCCGGGCGGCGGCCGACCTGGCCATCGCCCCGCTGCAGGATGCAGTGGACCTGGATGACGCGACCCCGGCTGAGGCGGAAGCCTTAATAGCTTGGAAGCGCTACCGCGTATCGCTCAACCGCCTGCAGGATCAACCCGACTACCCCAGCGCGATCGACTGGCCAGCACTGCCGGCCTGATCCAGCGCCTCCCCCCCAAATCCAACCGCCACCGGCGGTATTTTTTTGCCTGGAGAACACCATGCCTTTCATCGCCATCAATCTCACCAACGCCTACGACGCCGAGAACAACACCCGCTTCGCCACTCAGGAAGAAGCCGATGCTCGCGCTCGAGCGGTCCTGAACCAGTTTCCTACTGCGCAGGTGTTCACCGCCCAGGTGCTGAAGGATTACAGCGCCAAGGTTTCGATCACTGCGAAAGAGCCGGCTGAGCCCGAGGCCGCGCCAGCGCCCGAAGAACCCGCCGCTTGACCCTTACAACTATCCCAGCCCGCCCCGGTGCGGGCTTTTTTGTGCCTGGAGAAAACCTATGACCACACCGCGCGGCGTCCGGAACAACAACCCCGGCAACATTGATTTCAATCCCCGTAACGCTTGGCAAGGCCAGCTGGGCCTGGAAGAGGGAGTAGCCAAACCGCGATTCGCTCGCTTCGACCATCCCGAAAACGGCATCCGCGCCTTGGGCAAGCTGCTGATCAACTACCGAGGCAAGGACGGCATGCCCGGCGTGGGCGGGAAGGGCATCGATACGGTGCTCGAGACCATCAACCGCTGGGCGCCGAGCAACGAGAACGATACCCAAGCCTACGCTTCAGCCTTGGCAAAGCGTCTGGGCGTGAGCACCACCGACCCGATCAATATCAAGGACCCTGCCACCCTGCGCGGGATGGTGCTCAGCATCATCATCCACGAGAACGGCGGGAATCCGTACCCCGATGCAATCATCAATGAAGGCGTGCGGCGGGCGCTGGCATGAATTGGCTCGGCGCGGTCCCGGCCTGGTGCTGGTGGCTGATCGCCCTGGTGCTGGTCGCCGGCGGGCAGCAGTACCGGGTGGTGGTTGCTGACGAGGCGGCGGCCGATGCGCGGACGGAAACTGCCAGGGCAGACAAAGCCCTGACCGATTACCGCCTTGAGGTATCCGAGCACGACCGGCGCGCCGCGGCCCAGGCTAGGGCCGAAGAACAACGCCGCCAGGCCGTGGCGGACGAGGAGGGTGAGAGTGCACGACAGAAACTGGAACTGGCCCAAGGCCGCGCCGCTGCTGCTGAGTCTGCTGCTGGTGGGCTGCGCGGGGAAATCGCCAGACTGCGGGATGGCCACCGAGCCACCTGCGATACCATCGCTACCCAGCAGCGCCAGGCAGGAACCTCTGCCGTCGTGGTGCTCGGGGGATTGCTTGAAGACGCTGACCGAATGGCGGGCAGCTGCGCAGCAGCGCTTGAGCGAAGCCGAATAGCTGGTCTGGCGTGCGAGGCGGTGGTCGACAGAATGAAGGCCGGGCGCTGATCAACACCCGGCCAGCACGAGGTTCAGCTAGTGCAGCGTCGGCGGCTGTAGGTCATTGGGCAAGGCAGTCATTGCCTTTTCAATCCGAGTTATCACGCTGGATAGTTGAGCAACATCGGCTTCGTCATTTTTCTCGATAGCCTGGTCCCGAAGAGTTTTCAGGATTAGGAGCTGCTTCCGCAGGCTGATGGCGGATGTGATGTATTCCATGGGTCACGGTTCCTTGTGAGTGAGCAATTACGGTAGCAGGCGGGGCATAGCTTGAGCGGCGAACCATAGATAATCAGCCCATTCCTACAACCGGCCTCATCATTTCCTTCCCGCTGAGTGGTACTAGCGGGATTGAGTTTTCTGATGCTGAAATACTGTATCTATGTACAGTATTGGTGCCCCATGTATTTCCTCCTTGTTCGTCGCCGCGTGAATGGCGTGGCCATCCCTGCCGACCAGCTCAGGAAGGTCCAGCCACTGCGGGCCGATGTCCATATCGGCGACCACCAAAGTGAGCCGCTTGGCCGAGTTGCCACCCAGGCGTGGGTGTTCAATCCGACGCCTGGGCCTGACGTGATCCCGCGCCTGCACGACGCCAAGGTCAACGGGATGGCCCAGCTCGGCATCAACATCAATGGCGTGGAGGAGGTCGACGGTGTTCTCTACGCGCAGTCCTGGTGGTGCAGGGCAGAATGATGGCGGGAATACCACAGGCCTGGGTGGCGGAACTGAATGACCATACTGCCCTGGTAACTGACCCTGATGGGCGAGCGGCTGTGCTCAGTGAAATGGCCTATGCTGCGCGCCGGCGCCGGGACATCGATGATGATGCGTTGGTCGACATGCTCGAGCTTGCCGAGGCGGCTAGGATGTGGGCGCTGATGGAGCACGAGGAAGCCTGGGCGCTGGGTTTGTTTGGCGACTATCCGCAGGATCATCCCGGCGGCGCTCAGGTGATAAAGGCAAGCGGCAAGCCCTTCGCCTGTGAGTAGCTATATAAAGGAAGGGGAATGGTCGGCAGAACGCCGGTGGCTGGAATAGCTGCGTTGTCATAAAGCTGGCATTATCGAGCCATTCAGGCCCCAATAGGACCTAAAGGATGGCTTTCCGAAACGATGCAGCCCCTGTGGTTAAAGGGCTGCAAATTAGCCACGCAAGCTTTTGCAACTGGATCCGCTACAAGCACCTGGTGCTGATCGACACCCTGGCGCGCACCCGCAACATGCACGCAACCGCCACGCGCATGAACCTCAGCCAGCCGGCCCTGAGCAAGATGCTGCGC